GACTACAACCCCATAGCCAAATACAACCACCTCGTAGAACAGCGTGTAAGCCCCTCTGTGGCCTCCGGGCTTCTCCCCCTAGGCACCCTAGCCTCTGTGGACGTTAGCGCCCTACAGAGCGTCTGGGAGCGTTTGGTGACAGGGAAGAGGATGAGTGGGGAGCAAGGGGCGTTGGTGAAGCAGATTGAGGAGGTCTTGAAGTGAAAAAGAATGAGTGGAATAGCTTTGCATCTAAAACTCCTTGGAATGACCTCATCATTCTGGTGGACAGTAACCACACTAGGCGGACAATTAGTTACGGCTATTTCACCCCTAGTCCTGAAGAGGAATTCAATACAGAACCTTGGAACGAAGGTTTAGACGAGCTAAGAGCAGATGGTTATGTCTATTGGAAATATGCCCAAGAAGAGCAGCCAAAGCCGCCAGCATTGGCGTCCGGAGGACTGTCGGGATGAAGGTTAGAGTGCTCAAACGTGAGCAGCCTATTAGACAAGCCTTCGGCATGAAGCTGATGATGCAGGGGTGTTATCTCCCCTCAGAATGCTGGCCTCCCTTTGAATGGGAGGAAGTGAATGTTCCCCTAACAAGCCAAGAGTTCATTGATCTAACCATGTACGAGAGGAAGAAGCACTTGGAGCCTTGGATGGGTTCAAAATGAGATATTTAATCAGAAAGCCCGAGCACTGCGAAGCAAGATACATTGAGAGATTTCTCTGGTTTCCTAAGATTGCAGAGGGAGAGCTTCGTTGGCTGGAACGAGCTGAGATGCGCCAGTTATATGATGATAACTACAAGCGATGGGAAACTACCCATTGGATTACGAAGTGAACCTGACAGGCAACGCCGCCAAAACATGAACTCAGAGACATTTGCCCTAGCTTCCATTCTCTTTAGCAGGGATAGGACAAAGCCGTGCGGAGTATGCGGATGTGCCCTTGACGAGGCAGACCACGACGGCTGTAGAAGGGCTTTATGGACAGGGATAGAAGGCAAATACAAGGAGCGAATGAACGAAAAATACATGGACTTCATAGATTAAGCTTGCAATTTGCAACCAACTGGTGTATAATCCCCACCCATACAAAGACTAAACACATTCCCACCCCCGCCAACGAAGGACACAAGCCAAACAGCAAGAGCCTTATCACGGCTGGTGGGAACCCTATAAATCAATTTGACAGGCCGGAGGCCATCAAAATGCTCGGATTCATTGGACTTGTAGTTGCTAGCGCAGCTTGGCTCTATTTCTCTAGCCATCCAAAGGCTGTTGCCTTTCGTGAGAAGGTGAGGGGGTGGTTTGGTGGCAATGATTGATTTTGTGGACATGGGCAAGCTAAACGGCCTCATCGAAGACAACAAGGCATTGGCAGCGGAAGGTTGGATACAGCCGTCAATGGTAGCCGAGCTTGAGGCATTCCGAGAGTTTGTAGTCAACAACGGATTCCCGACAAGGAATAGGTGAATGCGCAGGCTGATGCGCTTCGAGAGCGTCACTCCCCCACGAGCCTCTTAAATCGACATGAGGGAAAGCCGGAGATCAGTACCGGCCACCTAGTTTTAAAGCGTCCGGTGCTCTACTTGGAGCCTACGATCTAGAACGTACCAAGTATCACCATTGAAGTCGTGAGAAATAAGCCTCTCACGCCACAGGGATGGCCTCCTGTGCTAGTCGTAAACCCCGGTACCGTCTCTGCCCGAAAGGGTACGCGGCCGGGGTACATTACTGCCAGCTCCCATTGGTCTACACCGTAAGGTGGTCTTTAGGAGCACTACCAGAGGCGGTTAAGGAGCGCCCTGCCTCCTGCAACGCAGGGCACCTATTCGGGCTACGGCCCAAACGAGCAGGAGGGTGCAATTCCCTCTCGGTGGCTGAGATCAAGTGAAGGACGTGGTTCGAGTCCACGACGGGCGGAAGCCTAAGACAGTACCCCAGTAGGTGTGGGGCAGCCCGTAAGGCCGGCGTTAACGGCCATTCCCATTTCAAGAAACAAGAAAGCCATTCTCAATTCGCGAATAGCGAATGTGTCACAGAATACACAAGAAGTGGGCTTAATGTCCCTTTTATGACACATCTCTCAAATACAGCGCCTCAATGGCGCTTTTATGCTGAATACGTCAAGTAGTTATACCACTTTCTCTCTCGCGGTAGTATAACTCCAAGGGGACTCATGGCTAAACAAAGCTTCTTCATTGACATCCCCCTCTACAACGCACGTGTCAACATCTGTCTCACGACAAAGGCTTTCCTGAAGATAGCCGATCTGTCAGAAGAAGATACAGCAGCTCTCCCAGACGATACATACGTAGATGGATGGGCCTTGAAATCCACAAAGGGAAACGTCTACAACGTGGCCCTTATACGGCTCAGTCACGGTGTCATTGCCCACGAACTGCTCCACACCACGTTCGACATCCTGCGTAATGCAGGAGTCAAATACTCCGAGAAGTCGGAAGAGGCGTTTTCATATTTACACGGCTATCTTGTAGACGAAGCCTATCGTGGCTTGGACAAGCTAGACAAACTGAAGGATAGACGTAATGATAGACAACCTGAAGATTCCACCCCCGCTTGAAATCAAGCGATGGGCTGAGATGATTGGAGATGGCTACGCCACCCCTGCTGCTCGTACACTGGAAGGCCAGATGGTGGTGTTTGCAGACAGCCTAGGCCCCACCCCACCTCCTCCGATTGTCCCCATCCCGGATAATTGGATAATTAATTCACAGAAAACCTTTCAGCAACAGTTCGGCAGCAACTTTGCCATGGGAACGGGCGGAAACAAAGAAGTTGATGTCCTTACGCGATTCGATCTTAATTCCCCCTCCTTGTCTGATAACACGGTTGTATCTCTGAAGTTCCAAGTAGGGAAGGCAGGGGAGAAGACCAACGGAACTATTGGCGGGATCACGGGCAGTAGAGGAGGCACCCCTTGGTTTTTCATCAGCGAAGGCTCACCAGCTAATCTCTCCCTTGTTGTAGAGAATGGGAAGTTTTCCTACAGGGCTGCTACGGCAGCGACGAGTTATATCGCATGGATGGTAGAGGGTGTGCCACTCCCACCGGGATCATTCCCCGCCGCCGATAAACGAATTGTACTGAAACCAAACACAGATTATTATTTTAATATTATCTTCTACAATCTGAAAAACCTTATTGACAACGGCAGTTATGAGAATACCTGCACACGTCCTACCGGGAATCCAGCAACATGGGTTTGCCAAGCCCGGCTGAACGGAACATCACGATAATTTAACAGGAGAAACACATGTCCCTTGAACAAGCCCTTTCCCCGATTCAGCAGTGTAATGCTCCTGACATTTCCATCAAGAATGCTGTTGTGAAGGCTGTCCGTCAGATTTATGAAGACATGGCTGCTGGCAGTGGAATCCAGAGTGTTGTGGCAGGCACAGCAGCAGAAACCACAGGTGAAGCCGGTGATGTGACGGTTGCTATTGATGACACCGATCCGTTGAACCCAATTGTTAATCTTTCCTTTGCGGCAGCTTAATCATGGCTGTTGATCCCAACACGGGCCGGATCATCACATCCTCATCGCTAACGATCGCGGAGGCTGATTCAAAACGTGTCCCTCGTAATCAGGCACTAGGCCCTTCGCGAACGGCTCAGGAGCGCAAACAGTTCCGCACGGCCCTGCTGGCCGCATGGGATGGACTGGCTGACAATCCCGTTATTGCCGATTTGATCGACACAGTGGAGCAGCTTGAGCAGGAACGTGTCAATGTCTATACGATAGACAGCACGGATGGTGGCTATTTCGCAATCCCCCTGCCGCGAGTAGAAGATGAAAACGGTGATCCCCGCTATTATGCAATTGACTATCATGGGTCGTTAAACTTAGGTGCTGAAAACTCTGGCGCTGTTGATTTTCGGTTTGACTTTGATGGATTGCTGGAAACACACGCTCTGGCTTTTGAGGTGTGGACATCGACATCTCCGAATGGAGACGGCTCCGCCGCTGATTTCTGGCACCAAGGTAATCAGACACCGGGGGATGTAGAGTTCAGCACCCTGTACGATGCCGGCACCACCTACCTGAATGTCCGTATCACTGGCCGAATTGCTCCTATTAGCGAGAATTTCACATTCGATTTGATTATTACAACTGACGCTCTATTGGATGTTCTTAGCGGGCAAGATAGGAACATTCTACGTACTCAACTCACCGATCAGGCATTCAGCTAATTGCAATGAAAGAGATTGATGAAGAAGCTGTACCGCTCCCCACTAAATTGAAGCGGCTCCGGACTAAGCGTGAGAATAAGCAAAAGAACAAGCTCAAAGACCTACTTCACGATAGTCGCAGTGCATCTGAAATAGCCAGAGAGGCTAGTGAAGATGACATTTGGCTTCCTGATTAGTGGGGTGGAAAGAACAGACGAGGGCGTTTTTCTTGAACAAAATTACAAAGCGCATCGTCGGTTGGGGACTGGGGGTAGTTGTTGCTGCCGCTACTCCCATTATAGCGAGATGGGAAGGGAAGTCTAATGTAGCCTACAAAGATATCGTAGGCGTCTGGACAGTTTGCCACGGCGAGACGCGGGCTAAGTACGCCTACGAAGGCGCTCGCTACACAGACCGGCAGTGCCTGGACATGCTCACAGAGAGCATCATCCTCCACTACCAAGAAATGCGTAGATGTGTTAACGCCCCCCAGTCTCTCTGGGAGACAGTAGCTACGCTCTCCATGTTCTACCACTTTGGTGGGACGAAGATGTGCCCATCGACATTCGTCAGAATGATTAACCTCGGAGAACCGCCTGAAGCATATTGCCCTCAGATTTTACGCTGGAACAAAGCTGTAGTGGACGGGGTGATGCAGCCTGTTCGGGGCCTCACTCTTCGTAAGCAAGACGAATACAATCTGTGTATGGGCAACAGCCCTTGGCTGGTTAACCCGACAACTCTCCTATCATTTACAGTTGACTAATGAAGACCAAGAAAAAGAAACCAGTTCAACAGGGTAACGCCCGCCAAATCAATTCCATCTCCATTCCCTATAAAGACCCTGAGCTGACAATGCAGCGGTTAGATACGATTTATGGAGCTTGTGCAGCGAGTGACCTCATCTACGTAGATTTGAAGGATAAGGACACAGGGGAAGTGATTCCCGTCCTAGCCGGTGTAGACGCCTCTACAGACCCTGTAAAGCTCATCCCCCTAGCCCAATGGCTTACAGCTAAGGATGTATTGAACAAAGCTTACGAGGTGTGGAACGCAACAGAGGGTGGGTGGGTGGATATTAAAGAGACGAAGCTTACGCTAAAAGCGTGGTTGGAGTTGAAACATGGAAAAGAATAATGGAGCAACATTGACATGGATGTCACTAATTCTATCCCCCATGAACTAGACACCCAGCTCGGAAAGGGCTGGGAGCAGAAGATGTACGATGTCTATTTTCAGGGTGGTTCTGACGCAGAGGTTGCTCGTCTTCTGCGGATTACAATGGCCCTGTTCGATAAGTTCTATCAGGGCTACCCAATCTTTGAAGAGGTTGTCAACAAGGGCCGCTCAGATGCCAAGGGCTTCTGGGAAAATTTGGGCAGAACTAAGATTCTGAAAGCCAACGGCGATTTGAATGATCGCCTGTGGTTTTTGGTGATGAAGAATCGCTTTGGGTGGATGGATAAGCTGCCAGAAGACGGGAGCACTACCCCGGCTGCTGCCATGACGGCAGATGAGCTTGACCAGAAACTTGCCAAGCTTCAGAAAAAAGCTCTCCCCGCCCTGTCAACGCGAGCGGGCGACTAATGTCGGATGGCAACCCGCTGGGCAAGCTCCCCAAGATTAACGAGGGGATGAGTGTCCAAGAAAAGATTGAACTTCTCTCCTTGCTGGAAGAGAAGGAAAAGCGCCTTAATCTTAGTGGCATCGCTAAGTGGTATCTACCCGATACCCCATATTCGATTGACAATTTACCTAAGCACAAAGCTTATTTTGATGCCGGCAGTCGTTATCGTATTCGTCTGCTCATCGGTGGCAATCGAAGCTCCAAGACAATCAGTACGGTGTTTGAAGCCTCGTGCCATGCTACGGGGAACTACCCAAGCTGGTGGACTGGCAAGAGGTTTGACCGGCCTGTCCAAATGTGGCTTTGTGGAGACACCAACGAGACGTGTAAAACCATCTTGCAAAAGGAGCTTCTTGGTGCTCCCGGTGCTCGTGGCACAGGGATGCTCCCCTTCAAGACGATTCTTGGAACCTCTGCCAAGGCTGGTGTGTCAGGGGCAGTGGACACGATTCAAGTAAGGCACAAGTCAGGTGGTACATCCAACATCGCCCTGAAGTCCTATCAGCAAGGTGTAGAGGCTTTCTATGGTACGGCCATGGATGCCATCTTCCTCGACGAAGAGCCACCCCAAGTCATCTACAACGAGTGTGTAATCCGTACAGCAACGACAGGCGGTTTTGTAGCTTTGTCGTTCACCCCACTCAAAGGCTACACTCCACTCATTATCTCCCTGTTCCAGCACGCTGATCTGTTGTGTGGAGCGGAGCCACTAGAAGGCAGCGACATCCTTTTCGACAAGACCCTGAAGGCCCCTGTAAAGGCCCACAAGGCGATTGTCCAAGTAGGTTGGGATGATGTCCCGTGGCTTAGCGAGGAGGTGAAAGCAGAGCTTCTGGCTGAGACACCGCCCAATCTCCGTGAACCGCGTTCTAAAGGCAAGCCGACGTACGGTGAGGGTGCAGCCTTTCCAATCGCCAAGGACAAGATCACCTACCGCCCCGGCGATGTAGAGCTTCTTCCTAGCTGGCCTCGTGTTTACGGTTTGGATGTGGGTTGGACTTGTACAGCGGCCATGTGGGCAGCTTACGATCCTGCCGCTGACATCATCTACATCTACGATGAGTACATTGAAGGCGAGAAGATGCCCGGCTACCATGCCTACAACATCCAATCTCGTGGTAAAGACATCATCGGTGCTATTGATCCAGCCGCCTATCAGAGTGGTCAAGACGACGGTAAGAAGCTATTCAATCAATATAAGGCTGAAGGGCTGAAGCTCATCAAGGCAGAGAATGCCCGTCTACAGAGTTACAAAGCTATTTGGCAGGCGATGGTGCTAGGTAAGATCAAGATTTCAACAGGCTGTTCACACCTGCTAGGTGAGCTTTCAATTGCTCAGGTGGATGACAAAGGCGAGCTTAAATCGAAAGGAAAGTATCACGGATATGACGCCCTTCGCTACGCCTTTGCTGCCGTCAAGAAAGCCAAGCCCCTCCAAGAACAAACATCCACTCATGACATTCACACCCGAGGATACCTCAAGTTTTGAACAATCCAAAGCACAAAACTAGCTTCCTCGACACAATCTCTGAAGACGAGACGGCTGTTGTCATTGATCCGAACAGTCTCCCACAAACCTTCATGGGAGATGACTTGTCTCAGGAAGAGCAGGACGCCATTGACGAGATGGCAGCTCTCCTCGCTGAAGAGCAAGAGCGGATGGAACAAGAGCGTCTTGAGCTTGAAGCCAAGCAGAATGATATGCTTGATGGGCTTGCTCAATTTGTGGACAAATGCTTTAGTGAACGACGTTCCTATCGCACCACTATTGAGAGCCGCTGGCTCAATGCTGAGAATGGCTACCTAGGCTCTCTTGGCTCCAATGTCAATGACACGAAGAATCCGTTCAAGACAGATGGTCCGGAGGAGATGCATCCCCGCTTCAACCTTATTCGCACCAAGGTTGACAACACTGTAGCAGCGCTCATCACCTCGCAGTTTGCCACGGGCGACAAGAACTGGAACATCAAGCCTTCACCCAACGCTGAGTTGTGCGCGGAAGACATGCGGCTTGCTGCCCAGAAGGCACAAGAGAAAGCACAGCCGCAGGCTCCTCCACAACCGAATGCACCCCCGCCTCCCCCCGCTCAGGTAACGCAGGAGATGGTGAAGGCAGAGGTACAGAAGCTTTCCAATGAGAAAGCTCGCGCTATGTCCGCCACGATTGAAGATCAGCTCAATGGCTGCTCCTACGGCAACAACATGCGTGACATGGTGATGGATTATGTCAAGCTGGGAACAGCCATTGGCAAAGGCCCCACCAACTCTGCACGGATGAAGAAAAGCTACACGCTCGACTACACCTCAGAAGGAAAGCGTGTCTACATCCCGAAGCTTGGCTTTGAGCCACGTCCCGGTGTCTATCGCGTAGACCCGTGGCTGTTCTTCCCGGACATGACCACCAACGATCCTTCGAAGATCAAGGATACGATTGAGGTACACCCCTACACAGCCCGTCAGCTTCAAGACCTGAAGGCCAATGATGGCTTCTATGAAGATACCATCGATGAAATCCTGAAGAGCAAGCCCAAGAGCTGGGAAGCTGATATTTCAGCCTTTGGCCCCGCTGGCCTCACGTCTGGCACAGAGCGTCTATTCAAAGACAAATACCTGCTGCTGGAATACCACGGCCCCATTTCCACCAAGAAGCTTGACCTGATGGAGATTTCCTATTCGTGTGAAAACGAAGAGGAAGAGACGGTGTTTGGTGAAATCTGGGTGTGCAATGGCAAGGTGATCCGTCTGGAAGTTCATGCCCTTGAGGGGCAGAACGAAGTTCCTTACGCCATTGACAACTACATGAAAGACCCCGGCTCTGTCTTCGGCTTTGGATTGCCAGACAAGCTTCAGGATCAACAGCGTGTTACAGACAAGGCGTACTACCTTGCTCTGTGGAATGTAGGACTGTCAGCAGCCCCCATTTCCATTATCAACAAGGCGCTTCTCAGTCCTGCTGGTGTAGGCCAAGGCTTTGATGTTCAGCCCGGCAAGGTGTTCCTTGCCAATGAGTTTGACTCAAGCGTAGACATTTCCAAGGCTGTGCAGTTCATTGACATCCCGACTCAGCAAGAGTCGATGATGCGCTTCATGGACTATGTACGTGGTCTTGCAGAGGAAGAGAGCAACATGCCCGCCATCATGGCCGGTATGCAAACCCCACAGGGGGAAGAGAGTGCTACAGGGATAGCTGTCCGTGGTGAGAATGCAACAGCCCCTTTGTTCTTCCAGAGCCAGCAGTGGGACGACAAGATCACGAAGAAAGTGATTGGCTGGATGTACGACTGGAACATGCAGTTTAACCCCGATGATTTCATCAAGGGTGATTATGAGATTGATGTTGTCAGCACGACACAGTACATCTCTCAGCAGAAGGCCCGCCTAGACCTTCAAAACGTCCTCATGATGTCAGGACAAGACCCTGAGATGGGGATTCAGATTGACCGTGGGGATGCTGTACGTGCCCTCCTTGCCACCATGAAGCTTCCTGATGGGATGGTGAGAACCCCCGAAGCTGTAGAGGCCGAGCGTCAGCGTCAAGCCGCCAATCAACAGCCCGATCCCAACATGCTCAAGGCTCAGGCAGACATGATGAATGCCGAGAACAAGGGCAAGGAGTTGGAAATCAGGGCACAGGAAGTGCAGCTACAGCGCGAAGAGTTGCAGCATCGCGCTCAGATGGAATACGCCACGAAGATGGAGAACTACGAAACCCGTGAGCGAGAAGCCCAGATTCGTCTACGAGAGAAGGAAATGGATGTTCAGATTGAATATCTCAAACTGGCTCAGAAGGATGAACAGAACAGGGCTACATACGTTATGCAGGCACAGCAGCTACAGACAAAGGCCGCGATGGAACAAGCCAAGCTAGGGGTGGATGCACAGCTTAAAGCAACAGACCAAGCCCTGAAGCAGGAAGAGATGACACTTCGTCGGGAGACAGGCAGTGGCGTATAAAAGTTTCAATACGGCAACAGAAGTATTACAGGTGATACAGCAATACATAGACGAGCACAAAACCAAGAATCAGGAGGTCGCTCTTAAATACGACATAGAAGAAAAGAAACGATGCTACATGCTTGGTTGGGTGGATGCCCTCAAGCACCTCGAAAATCACATCAAAATAGCGGCTCCTGAGTAATCAGCACCCGCACAAGGAAATGTAATGACTGACAACAACGACAAGCAGCGGGAAGAGTTTGAGAAGATTTATGCACAGGAATACGCAGATGGGCCTGTAACAGCCCCAGAGCCAAAGCCAGCATCTACCCCTTCCGATCCCCCTGACGACAGCAATGCCACAGAAGCTCCTGAGAGCGCCCCAGAGGCCACGCCGCCTGCTAAGACTGCCAACCCCACCACTTCTACCGAAACCTCGTCAGAAGCTTCTACAGAGTCTCCTGCACAGGTTGTAGATAAGTGGGCCGCCCTAGACCCAGAAATTAAAGAAGCTTTTGAACGTGAACGTAGAGCAGCGCAAGCCGCCGTAGGCCGCACAGCGTTCCTCAATCGAGAACTGGATAAGCTCCGTTCCACCACCAAGAATCCCCAGCCGCAGGAACATTTGCCAAAGGTAAATGAAACTCCCGCTGAGAAGAAAGTCCGGCTTGAAAAGCTGGAAAAACTGCGAGAGACAGACCCAGAGTACGCCTCTACGATTGATGAACTCCTAGAGAATCTGGATCGTCGCCACGTTGAAGAAGTTGGCAAGTGGCAAGAGCAAGTGACGCCGTTACAGCAGCATGTTCAGAAGTTGGAACTTGCTTTGGAAGAAACCCGGATGGATCAAGCAGCTCCGGATTGGCGAGAGGCAGTAAATAGCATACCGTTTCAGGAGTGGCAGCAGTTGAAGCTTCCACCTGACGAACGGCAAGCGCTTGGCACGTACACACGGGCCAAAGACTTACTCCCTTACATCCAAGCTTTCAAGCAGGATTGGGCCATCTATCAGGCTTCTCTCCAACAGCAGGAACAAGCAGCACCAACGCCCTCACAGCCTGACACCACTCAAGCCGACAAAGTAGCGCAAGACCGAGCACGAAAGCTACAACAGCCTGTCGTCGGTCCGTCTAGTGTCCCACGCCCTAACGTAAAGCCAGTCAACTTGTCCGATCCAGAAGCGATGCGGAAAGTGTTTGATGAGCAGTATGCCAAGGAGTTCAAGACCTAGACATTCCCTAACAGTTCTCTAAGGAGAACCAGTCTTCGATAAAAGGAGTTTACGAAGATGTCTCAAACCAATACGTTTAACAAAATGGAGGACTTCACCGCAGTTCTTGGCGTCTACAAGGTGCCAAAACTGCTGAAGTCTGCTGAATCCTACCGAGTTCTTCAGAAGCTGGCAAAGAGCCAGCCTATCCCGAAGAATGAGGGTGGTCTGATTACGTGGCGTCGTCTCGCCCCGTACGTTCGTAATACCAACGGCCTTCTGGAAGGCGTTACCCCAGCTCCGATGACCCCTGTGTACGAGTTTGTCACGCAGGCTGTCGGTGAATGGGGCGCGTGGATTCAGGTAAGCGATCAGGTGGTCGATCTGTTCGAGGATAACATCCTTGATGAGCAGATTGATGAGCTTGGCAAGCAGGCGTCCGGCATGAAGGAACTGATCCTCTGGGGCACTGTCTCCGGTGGTACTCAGGTGATTTATGCCAACGGCTCTGCTCGCACTGATATCAACACCCCGCTGACCACTGATCTGGTCATGGAAGCTGTCAAGGTGCTCAAGAAGAACCGTGCCTCGCTCATCACCACGATGATTAAGGCTGGTCCTAACATTGCCACTGAGCCGGTTGAGCCGGGTTATGTTGCAGTGGGTCCGATTGATTTTGAACGCGATGTGCGTGAACTGGATGGCTTTGTCCCAGCATCCAAGTATGCACAGAACGGCAAGATGATTTCGGAGTGGGAACTGGGCAAGGTGAATCAGGTTCGCTTTGTTCTGTCGCCTGACTTCCCGCCTCTGCTGGGTGCTGGTAGCAGTACGCTGAACGGCATGATCAGTGAAGGTGGCACCAACGTTGACGTGGGTCAGCTTGTTGTTTTCGGTGAAGAGTTCTTCGTCGATGCTCCTCTGAAGGGCTATGAAGCCGTGAAGATGGGTTACGAAGGTCCGAAGATGACCAAGGCCGATCCGCTGGGTCAGCGTGCGTTTGTTAGCTGGAAGATGAAGTTTGCCGCTGCGCGTCTGAATGAGCGCTGGGGTGTCCGCATCGAAGCTGGCTTCTCCGATCCGTTCGCCTAATAGGAGATTATCTAAATGGCAACTTACTCTACTGACGTAGCCAATCAAGGCACGATTCTTCGTCCGGCCTCCAAGCAGAAAGATGGTGAAATCATCTGCGTTTGGCGTCCGCCTGTTGGCGCAACGCTTGCTGACGGTGATCCTGTCACCCCGGCAGACTTGCTCAATGTTTGTACGCTAGGCCGTTACATTCGTCCTACGCTCATTCGCGTCACCTCTAATGGTCTTGCTGGTGTGGACACTCCGGGTAGCCGCACGGCTTCTGGTCTGGTCATGTCACTGGGCTGGAATGGTGAGACGGGTGCGCCTACGGCTGATCCGGATGGTTTTATTGCCACGATTACGGACGCAGAGGATTTGATTCTCTACGCCTCGGATAGTGGTTTGAATGGTACCGTCTTCCCCGGCACGGGTACGGGTGGGAGCAAGCAGATTTACAACCCTGCTGGCAACCTGCTCATTCAGGCGCTGGTCACCACGTCCAACACTTCCGTCTTCACGGCGGGTGCTGAGCTGGTGTTCTACATCCAGTATGAAGATGCTGACTCGGGTCGCTACGACGATGACTTCGGTACTCGTCTGGTACTTGATCCGCAGGGCCTCAACTACACGCTGGTTGATAACCTGAATGGTCAGGCTTTCACGTCCAACTAAGTAGTACAGAAATACAGCTAGACACAGCCGGGGGAATAAGCCCCCGGCTGCATTAGAACTATCAGAGGTGATACATGAGCACGAGCAACGATGTACTGAAGCAAGAGCTTCAGGAGCTTACGCGTCCTGAATTGATGCGTAAATGTAAGGAAGCAGGAATTGGTGTCCTGCCAGAACACACCAAAGAGAATTTGATTGATATGTTCTGCGAGAAAGCAGGGCGTATGACCATCATCACATCGGCTGTCAAGGATAGTTCCATCAAGCCCGGCTACATCCGCGTCATTATCAATCCCGGTGACAACACCTTCACGGGTGTTTCTGCAACGGGCGATGGCAAGGTGACAGGACAGAGCGAAACAGCCATTGAGTTCATGCACAACAGTCGCTTCTACGCTGTGGCTCGTAACAAGGAAGTGGATATCCCGGAATACGCGCTGTCTTGCATCAAGGATTCCACATCGCTAAAGGTGTACCAAGATGAGAACACCGGGATGCCTGTGTTCAAGACTGGCCCGGCATTCAGCTACGCCATTGTGGGACGCGGCCCTCCGGCAGACTTGAAAGACCCCGGCGCACGTACGTATGAGAGTCGTGATCTGCGTCATCGACAGGAAGTGTTCCGGAAGACGGGGCGATTCCCGACAGAGCGTGAGATGTTGCTTGCCGCAGGAAAGCCCGATAAAGACCGCTACTAAAGGAAATAGCCTTGAACTACCTAGAACTTACTAACAGAGTTATCGACGAAACCGGACTTGATCTTGGAATCCTCTCAAGTTCCAATTTCGCTGATCCGCCCAATCGTATGTTCATTCGTTTGAAGAACTGGGTAGCAGAGGCCAATCGTGAAATGCAGAAAGAGCGCCCGGAGTTCCAGACGCTCGTCAAGGAGGGGGTGGCTTTGGTCAGCCCCCGTTTCTCATTCTACGACTACAACGACATTGTTCCAACGACATTGCCCCAAGGAGCTGCCGAGTCTGTTGATACGGAGCATTTGTTCTCAACAGCCCCTGCCATCTTCAGCTCCACGACAGAGGGCTATTCAGACATCATCCAAGTCAATAGTGACAGCGTTGCCACAGATAATCCAGTGAACTTTGCTTTGAAGATTGGTGAAGTGATTAACTACCCGCCCGGTGATCCTGACGCTATCGTTCGTTTCAAGCGGTGGGGCACATACAACCTTACAGACCAGAACGCCACTCTCGACACGCTGTTGACAGATGTTGGCACTGTTCATCTGGATACGATGACGTACACGGTGGATAGCACCACTTACGCCAGTGCTCGTCCTATCCAGTATGTTCCATTCTTCGACTTCCCGGAATACGGCTGTTATTACCACACGCCGGGGGAGCCGAAGCTTTTTACAAAGATGCCTGACGGCAGGTTTGCTTACTATCCCCACCCAGCCTATCCCATTCGCCTGCGCTTCCGCTACACAGTGGATGTCAATGAGTTGGTTGCTTGGGATGATGAGCCAGAGTGGCTTGATCCAAAATGGCATGAAGGCATTGTCTATCTTGCAGCCTCCTACTTCGGAGACTATGAAGACCCCAAGGTGGCACAGCGTTGCTTCCGTCGTTGGTGGAACACAAAGCAGCAGATGGAGCGTGAACTGGCTCCTGTCCCCGGCTTCAACCCTATCCGCATGTGGTGACTAAGACATAATGCCCCAACATAATGAACTGAACAGAGCGGAGCCTATTAGGCTGTCAGCGGGCTTGGATTTCTCAAGTGCGAAGGTGAGCGCCGAGAGCGGAAGCTTGTCCGATTGCTACAACCATGAACACACGGATCGTGAGGGTTATCGTCGTGTAGATGGATTTGAGCGATTTGATGGACGCTATCCACCAAGCTTTGCTCAGGATGGGACAGCGGTATATATGATCCGCAGTGGGGAGTTTGATCCTCCGATTGTACGTGGTGATGTCATTCTCCTCGATGGTGTTATGTTTGGGAAGGTGTTGGCGTCCACGTACAACCTCACAGATAACAGAACCACGGTTGCTTTCATCCGCTTCTCAAATGCAGAAGTGGAAAGCGATGTGTTTGAAATTGAGAGGACGACAGAGAATTTTACGGGTGATGTGCAGCAAGGGCCACCCCCGTTCCCTGTTTTCTCAAACACGCCCGTGCGAGCAGATGATAATGTTCGTGAGAGCAATCTTACGTATGACACCATCCAAACCACTATCACCAAGTTTTCCAATGGTCGCAGGGCACATGGTCTTCACTGGTTTAAAGATCGGCTTTACGCTGTCGTGGACAACCTCTACATCCCGTTCACCAGCGGGAGCGAGGAGATATTTGCTAACGACGTGATTGAATGGGATACGGCAGATTACACTGCCCTTGTTAATGATGTCATTCTTACGTCGGGGACGTGGGTAGGTGGTGACGCTGCTGGTTACATTGTAGCTGCTGCGGTTATCGAAGGTGGCACAGAGATTGGCGTTGACGCTGAATATATTGATGGCTGGCTTTCCCAGAATATCAACATCCTCCGCGATACACCTGTAGCTAATGCAGCCACTGTAGCCACTTTCATCTCCAATCCCACTACGGCTCCTGTCACTACGGCCTCTCTCTGGCGCTGTGACAACGAGCTGCTGATTGACTTGGACAAGCAGGAACCAGACAACACCAACCTTGGCTGGAACCCAGTGGACATGGGATATGAGATTGGGTTTGAAGACGGGGAATATTTCTTCTCTGTGTTCAACACACTCAACCGCACTAATCTGGATGACGTTGATAGTTTCTCTGGTCAAGTGGTTGCTCTTGATGCCTCCGGGACAGGCGGCGGTCCCCAGCTTGGAGAAGATGTTCCACTGAATGGCCCAACAGGCGTTCCTTGGCGTGGAACTGATGGGCAGGTTATTGCTTTTAATAATCCTGTGCCCACTGTAGTCACCAATCTCGGGACACCAGCAGACTATCAGAGTGATGACGGAGATGGCCTGATTATTGTTGCCACACCGATCACAATTCAGCCCGGAAGCACTCGTCGCTTCACAGATGCTTTCGCTTTCTCTAACTTTATTGACTACAACACCATCCCGGCGGGATCATCCATTACAGGTTTTGAAGTGAGGGTGAAAGCCTTCCAGACGATTGGTGGAACGGACACACTCCCAGACCAAACCCCAACGGCTATGCTGGCGCGTATCCGTCGTGTGGACTCTAACGGGCAAACGGCTAGCGAGAGTCGTATTCTAGAGCTTAATCGAACAGGCACCGATGATGCCACTGCCTTTGAGCACATCTTCGGTGGTCCTAATGACACCTTCGGGATTGATGATGACTTGGTGATTGAGGACATAACCCCCACCAACTTCTTCATTGACTTTTTGTTCTTTACGCTTAGCCAAAGTGAAGGGCTGATTATTGATCGATCCATCACCATTGACTATATCAAGGTTATCCCCTACTACACAGCTCCCAACAGCAAAGTGTATTTCTGGGATGGTGTTGATGATGTTTCTGCCAACATCGTGGCTCAGTGGGTTAAGGAAGGAAGTTTGTTGATTGGTGATGGCACTGGGCGGCTTCAGCTTTACAACGTAGAGGGCGAAGCAGGCGCTGTGCGTGACTACATCAAAGTGACAGATGAGATCAGAACAGCACCCAACGGGGCCGGTAATCAGCTTGGCACTGTAACGGAGTTCTTCCGTGCAAGCTCGCTGCCATCTCTCTCGGAGATTCTTGAAGCTCAGAGTCGTTATCAATTCATTACAGCCAACTTCTATGCCCGTGATGAATGGGATGCCTTCTACGGCGTCTCAGGTGCAGCACGGGGATTTGTATGGGATGGGTTTTTCTTCCGTAATGTCTTCACAGGACTCCCCGACGATCTAGATGCACCGCGTCACGTAGCCTATCACCACGGCCATCTTGTGCTTGGTTATTCGGCTGGTGTCGTAGAGGTGAGCGCAGCAGGAAGTCCAGAGGACTATTACACCCCCGGCGCTTTCACTGAGATTGGGTTTGGTGATCGGATCACTGGGCTGCTTCCTATGAATGGCACCACGCTTGGTGTCTTCTGCGAGAAGTCCATCTGGGGCATGGTGGGAACAAACGTAGATGATTTGAACACACAGGTGTTGTCTCCAGACGAAGGGGCTATTGAATACACTGTCTGTGATGTAGGCAAGCCCATCTGGTGCTCCTACAATGGTATATCAAACTATGACCAGACAGCAGCCTATGGCGACTTCCAAGGGGCTAGACTCTCGTCAATTGTCCACCCTTGGCTCTTGGGCAGGCTCTCGAAAGACACGGGCTTGTACGGCCTCAGAGGAGCTTCCAGCGTTGTCTGTGCTCTTCCCATCAATGCCAAGAATCAATATCGTGTCTTCTTTGAAGATGGCTATGTCCTGACAATGACCCTCTTTGGAGCGGAGCAGCGTCCAGTCTTCACCATTCAGCAAAATTATGTGGATGAAGAACCAGACCTGTCCATCCCCGGAGCCACTAATCCCCTCTCCCTCCCCGTGCTTGTTCCCATAGCACATAGCGCTCAAGTGGACAGCTTCGGACGCAACAGGGTCCATGTTTCTCACTACTCTCGCTACTACCCCAACACCAATACAAACGAGACATTGAAATATGTCTTTGAATTAGACAAGGGATGGAGCTTTGATGGAACACCTATCGCGGCAACATTCACAACCAACTGGATGTTCTTAGGCGATCCATTCGAGACAAAGCGTATTGCCAAGGTGAGACTCTACGGACAAAGCTTGGGATATGCTCAGTTGAAAGTCGATATTGGCCGTGACTTCATGCAGCCCGATGGGGAATATGTCAACACATCCCTCCCTCTGAACGCCAACATTGTTCTCTACCCAAACGATGCTGATGAAGAATTGAAATACGACTTCATCCCCTATTCCTCCATTGCTGAGGTGGCGAAACGAGGAATCAACATTTGTATCCGTTACACCTCTAGTGCTCTGGATAATGCAGACGAAGATTTGCATGTTCAGCCGCCTTACGTTTGTCAGGCTCTTCTCGTTCAGACCAAGGACGGTCAATAATGGCATATTCAAATCAATACAGGGCTAATCCCTATAACCAATACGGGAGTACGGGGCAGCGAGCTACACAGCAGGGCTACACATACGACAATCGTGTAGGCAATGGTGCCCTTCCTCCCGGCTTCCAAGGAACAGCGAACAGAGCTTACACGCGAGATGTTCAGGGTAATGAGTTGTCAGGGAATCAGATTGACAGCTTGCTTTCTCGTGCTAATCCTTACATCGCCAATGCACGTCAGCGAGGAGCAGAACAAGCGCAGGGGAGGGGGTTGTTAAATAGTTCTGCTGCCTCTGGGGCTAGTGAACGTGCCGCTATCGAAGCAGCCGCCCCGCTTGCCCTACAGCAAGCACAGGCTTACGGAACGGCAGCAGGACAGAACCTAGACGCATTGAATCAGATGGGTCTGGCGCAGCTTGCTTCCCAGACAAGCCTTGGCACAGCGAGCATTGGTGCCGGAGCACAGCTCAGTGCAGCAGAAGCGCAGGCTAGGGCAGCTCTTCAACGTCAGCGTGAACAGCTCGGATTCTCTGGCGAGCAGAATCAGCTTGACAGGCAGCAGCAATACGGCATGGCTAATTTCGCCCTTCAGGGGCAGGATTGGATGTCTGATCGTGATGTTGGCCGGGCCATGCAGACAGCAGCCTACGGCACAGCTCTTGGTTTGTACGGGCAGGGGATGAGTAACATCATCAACCTCCCCAACCAGATGTTTGCTAGTGGACTCATTTCTCCTGAGTACATGGCTAATCCACAGGAGATGAGCCAGTTCTTCGGTGGATTCTATTCGTCCTATCAGCCGCTGTTGAGTGGTGTGTTTGGGAACTTGTTTGGTGATTTGGGCTTGGGAGGTAATCCTTAATGTGGGAGGCTATCGTCGCAGCAGGCATCTCAGCCTACTCTTCGTCCCGCTCTGCCGAGAAGCAGAATGACAAGAGCAACGAGAATCAACTAGCCCTTCTTAACCGAGCTTATGAACTGGACAAGCTCAAGAAGGAAGATCAACGCAAATACATGAAGGACAGCTATGCAGCCTACGCGCCTTATGGCGCTGGTGGAGCACAAGACCCCTTCGCCCAATATAGACCAGCAGAGGGACAGCCCGCTACGACTGGTGGACTCATGGGGCAAGCAGCTCTAGCTCCACAGTCTTTCTACAATTCCACACGGAGATATTAATATGGCCATTCGTTCTGATGCACAGCCTGTTTATGATGGCACGTTTACTTCAGTTCCTTTCCGGACTGTGGCTTATTTAGGCCCTAACGGCGAGCTTGTCACTCTTGATCGTGATCGCCTTGTTCCCGATCCTCCGGAGCCTACGCCGTAATGGAGTCCAACATGCAAGCCAATAGTCTCATGAGCGCTGCGGGTGCTCCTGTGCAGGGACAAGCTCAGTCGGAAATGCGTAAGCCAAAAGAAGATGACTTGTTCACTCGTACAATCCTGACAGGTGCCAGAAAGGCTTATTACAATCCAGAGCAGCAGGGACAAGTGTTACAGATGATTCAGAGCGGAGCGAGTCCCGGCGCTGGTGTTGCTCTTGCCGCTATGAGTATCCTTCAAATGGTGGGGGAGACGCTGGCAGAGCAAGGCAAAGAATCTCCCCCAGAGCTTCTGTTCAACCCTGATGGCCCTGTCGACTTCATTGTCGAAGACTTGGCTGAAATTGCAGCCGCAGAGTTTGGTGTTGATGTAGCTGAGATTCAGGCTGAGGCAGATGCCCTTGTCGACGAACAGATTGCTGGGTATGCCCAAGGGGGCGGACAGGCTCCTCCACAGGGCCAGCCTCCTGTTGACCCGATGGCACAGTCAGTTCCGCAGGGCAACGCCCAGCCAAGCCTCATGAGTGCAGCGCAGATGGGAGCAATGTAATGGCGAGTTTCCTAGATTTCCTTGGTGGTGCTGCGGGTGCTTATGCACAAGTGAAGACGGAAGATCGTCAGCGCAAGCAGATTGAAGAGTATAACGCCCGCCTGCGTGAGCAGGAGCTTCAGGATTGGGAGCATAAGCTTCAGGTACAGCAGCGTCTAGAACGCTCTGGCCGTGCTGGGACAGCCGCAGGCAATGCGATCATCGGTCCCACAGGTCAAATCATCCAGCCAATGTGGAATGCTGAGGGGACGCAACAGTCTCTAGCCTCTCAGGGCAGCGTTCCGTGGGCCGATACACTCGTACAGCAGGCTGAAGCTGAGGCCAGAGCCGATGCAGCGGATGCTGCTTGGAAAGAGTCTCGTATTGGATTTGAAGAGCGCAAGACACGGGCAACAGAATCTAAAGCAGGAGCCGCTTGGCACCGCGCAACTCGCCCTGACAGTGGTTCTTCTCTTGCTCCCCCCATCATGTCTGTAGCAGATCAGATTGCAGCAGAGAAAGCCGGTGCAGCCAAGGCCGCTCGTGATCTTGGGCTGAAAGCCGATGAAGATACAGGTGCTTATACGATTGATGGCAACACCCCTAGCCCAGAAGTGATGCAGCGTTTCCAGCAGAAGGCTACTGAATATGCCTCTGCTTATGAGCCTCGCCGTGTTGGCAGTGCATCAGCACCAAAGCTTTCTGATGAAGCTCAGATTGCTATTGCCAGAGTCAATGCGTCTAGCCTACCCCCCGAAGCCAAAGCAGCAGCAATTGCTGAAATCACACAGGCAGCGAGCCGATAAGTGGCAAACTATAATGACATCTTGAGGAAATATGGGCTTGACAATACAACGCCAAGCCCTTCGTCCTATGACGATATTCTGAACAAGTATGGTGTGAAGCCGACTCCTAGTGCAACACTGGGAGACTTCACTGTGGAACAAAGTGCCCCGAAGGTCTGGGACCCAGAACAACGTGCCAATCTCATGTCCACCCCCGCCACTGTTCAAGGTGCAGCCAATCAGTTTGTAGACAGAACACAGTCTGCAATGGGTGGCCTTGTGTCTGCTGCTGCGGGTGGAGCACAGCAAGTGTATGATCGCTCGCTTGCCCCAGCCCTTAGTCTCATTGGAATGGCTGGTGGTAATCGCCCAAGCTTTGAGAATGTCAATCAAGCTGTCTCTGGCACGCTCGGCGGTATTGAGCAAGCTGGTACAGATGTGGCTAGAGCAGAGATGCGCTCTTCCAGTACAGCCCGTGAAGAAGCTTTAGCCGCAGGAGCTAATGAGCTTGGAATGGATTTCCTGACGGCTCTTGGTGATGTTGGTATTCAATTGGGTTCTACACTGGCTACTCGTAATCCAGCATTAGGTGCTGGCGTAGCCGCTGCTCAGGTTTACGGACCTGACTATGCTCGTCGTCTTGAAGACGGAATGAGCAAAGAGGACGCAGCCAAGGGAGCATTGGCCCGATCAGGCGTTGAAGTGGGAACCACAATCCCAGCCTTGGGTGTTCTTGGTCGTATGTTCGGGCAGGGCGGTGAACAGGTTGCAGGCCGCATTGTCAACACGCTTGAGAACAGTGCCAGTGGTAGGGCTGTGCTTGGCGCTACAGCAGAGGGCACTCAGGAAGCTACAGCCAATCTGGTAGGGGCCGGGGTTGATTATGGCCTTGGCTATTCCGATAAGCAGTTCGGAGACATCGGGGAGGCTCTGAAGGAGGGCGGCATTGGGGCCGCTGTTGGCGCAGCTATTGGTGCAATGTCTCCGGGTAGGAGCCGTGTCCCCACAATCCAAACAGGCATCCCCGTAGCCGATGCTGCTGCCCAAGCGACAGCAGACATACAAGCACAGGCTGGTGTCAGCGTAGATGCAGTAGAATCAACGCAGGAGCCGGTAACGGCGACTACCCCTGCCACCCCTACCGGGTCACAAGATAACGCCGTACAGAGCGTTACAGAGCGTCCTACGGGCAGTGTACCACGCAGTGAGAAGATGAGGGCTAGGCTCAATCTGGGAACAGGACAGCTTGAAACAGAAGGTGGGCTTCCTGTGAATGCCCCCTCCGCTGCTGACTTTGAGCGGGCTGAGATGGCCACGGGTATCAATCTGAGTAACAATCGCCAGCAAGAGCGTGCTCGTCAGAGAGGCATTGATGTGGACGGGCTTTTGAACAACACCGTCGCCCCACAGGCAACAGTTGTTGCAGATAGCGCAACACCCCCTGTCTTGCAGAATGTAATACCTCTTGCAGAGACTGCTGCTGTAGAAGCGCCAGCCCCGCAGGGCGTAGCCCAGCCAGAAGCCCCGAATGTCAATGAGGGACGCCCAGCGGGCGAAACCCCAAGCAACAGCAACTACATAAGGCGAGCCATGCAGCTTGCCAACGAAGAGGGCATAGACGCCACGCCAGAATGGCTACAGCAGCGTGTTAGCCAGCTTCAGAATGAAGACGTGTCCGAGATGGCTATTCGTGGTGGTGTAAGCCCCTCCACACTCTCTTATTACACGACAGCAGAAGAGATTCCACAGGAATACAGGAACACCACCCCACCCCCTGAGAATCAGCTTCCTGTCGTCAACGCAATCAAAACAGCCACGAATGCTCGTGAAGCTGTCGATGCTCTGCGTCCACTGATTCAGTCCAAGCCCCTTCAGGACTTTGCTGACAAGATTGGCAAGTACATTGATCTTGCAGAAATCCCCGTCATCACTGTCAACCCAGAGGACGCAGGGCGTGCAGACCTTGGCCCAGCCAACTACCTGACAGCCAAGGGCAAGGAACGCACTGTCGGTGCCTATTCCCCAGCTACACGGGAAGTCTATCTGAAAGGCGAGGGCTGGAAGAACAACGGCATGAATGCAGAGGCACTGTTGCACGAGCTTCAGCACGCTGCGTCTGTACACGTCTATGACGCTGTGAAGAAAGGCACTATAACAGACGAAAATGCCATCAAGGCTGTGGCTGACATAGAGGCCCTTGCTTCTGAATTCAATGCCAACAGCGAAGCCTTTGCGTCTTTCCCGAAAGAGACTATGGACAGGCTGCGTTATGCAGCCACCAACCCCAAAGAGTTCATGGCAATCACCCAAACCTCCCCCTTGGTGCAGCAAGCATTGAAGAAAGAAGGGCTGTGGAAACGTTTTGTCAATGCCATTCGCGGCATGTTCGGCTACTCACGCTCTGAGCTTCCCTTGCTTGAGCGCATTCTGACGGCGGGTGATGCTGTTATGGGAGCACAGCAACAGGCTCAATTGGCTACCGCCCCTCCTGCTGCTGGTACAGTGGTGAACGAAGCTGATTATGCGCCGGGTGATTTGACGTTTGATGAAATGGCTGTTCAAAGCCAATCTACCCGCGAGCGCCTGAGAGAGGAAGAGGCACAACGTAGCGCCAAGCACTACGAGGACACACGTAGCGGCCTAAAGAAGCTCAAGAGAATCTCTACGTGGACACGAGGTATGGATCGCCCCCTAGCCCGTGCTCAGGAAGATGCTGTTACGCAAAAAGCTGCTCTTGGTGTACCAGAACGAGAGATTGCTGCCCGAGCAGATCGTGTCCATGCAATCATCGCTAAGAACAAGCTTGATTCTAAGCAGGCTATGAGCGATGTAGATAAAATCCTTAGAGGTCAGCCTGCCCCTAACGCCAATCCAGAGATTGCAGCGGAAGCTCGCCGTGTCCGTAAAATGATTGACCAAGAGCAGACAGCCCTGTTGCAGGCACTAACTCCTGATGATCCTCGATCAACCCCGGAGAACATAGACAAGATTTATGACTCTATTGGCTCCTACCTGACTCGCTCTTACCAGCGCAGTTACTACCGCCCCGGCCTTGTTGAAAAAGCCCTCACGCGAGGCAAGGAAGGTGGGGCTTGGACACGCATGATGAAGAAAAACGAACCTAAGCTTTACAAGGAACTTGTTCGTTATGTCGACGAAGCTGTGGTTAATGTACTGGATAATATTAACAAAGCCAGCGATTACCAACTTTCAACTATTGCAGACCAGCTCGGCGTAAACACAACAAACGCTGACATAGCTGTTGCCAAAGGGCAGCTCGCTCGTGCAAAAGAGAGTCTGAAATCATGGGACGCAAGTGGTAAAAAGAATGTGCGTGTACGGGCAGCGAGAGAGAGAAACATAACTGAGGCTCAGACCAATTTAGATGATGTCAGAACGCGCGTCAAAGGTGCTCTTACCGCAGAACGTAGTAAATACGGCTCTGCTGAAATCCTTCGCAATTACATCATCGAGAGCATTAGCGCCGTTAGCCCAGAAAGCCCCATCAAGGCTGTCCGTCAGGCCGCTCGTGACGAAGGCATCCTTGAGAAGCGCCAAGATATTCCAGAAGTCATTAGGAAGTGGTGGGGGGAAAACACTGACCCCATGACTGTTGCTGCCATCACCTTTGATAAGATTGGTACGCTAGTTGCTGAAACCAAGATGTTGAACAACATCGCCAGCAATGGCCTTGGTGTTTATGTGTTTGATGAAAACAATCCAGCTCCCTCTGGCGAGTCTCTTGTAAAGCTTAACAACGCAAAACTTGGTCCCCTGAATGGCAAGCTTGTTCGGGAGGAGCTGAAGCAGTTCCTCGACACGCAAATCGGCTTGACGGAGCTGAAGAGCACAGACGATTGGAAAGAGATGGGTGCTGCTCTTTACAACAATGCAATTGTTCGTCCGGGCGGTTGGGCTAAGGGTTCAGCTACTGTGCTGTCATGGCCGACGATGGTGGCGAATGTTATCAGCAACACCATTCTCACGGGAAATGACTTGCTGGTTATGAGCCTGTTGGCAAAGACCAATCCCAGCAGCAAGTATAAAGATTACACTTTCGGGAACATGATGCGTGCGTCTGTTAATGATGCCCTTGCGTCAGTGTCTAATTCCGCTGCTGCTAAGGATGTTGAATTGCGGCGCTCTCTCGTGGCTGAAGGTATTCTTCGAGATGGTATTTCTCTAGGAGAGTTGCGCGGAACGGTGAATCGTTTGGAACGCAAACTGCGTACAGAGTCTTCCACAACAGCGTATGGAAAGTATACCGGAAAGTTGGCCCAACTTCGTGATACGGCTGGCGACGCTTTCGCCGATCTATATCAGTTCTCAGACAATAGCGCGCGGCTGGCTGCATTTTCAACCAATCTCGCCAACCTAGAACTTGTATATCCTGACTTAAACAGGAAAGAAATTATTCAGATGGCGAAGGATCGTGCCCGCGACACGGTGCCTACCTTCTATCGTGCCAATCCTGCTGTGAGAGCTTGGTCTAAGCTTGCAGGTAACTTTGCAACATGGACGAGTGAAGTAGGGCGCACTTACACCAATAGGTATAAGTACGGCTTGAATGATGTTCTCGAAGGATACAAAACAGGGAACAAGAGAGCAGTTCAATTCGGATTTGCTCAGATGATGTCTGCGTCCACTTCGATTGCCGCAAGTTCTCTGTTAATCCCAATGCTCCTGAAACTAGTCGGCCTTGCGTCTGGTGACGACGAGCAGGAAGAGAAAGTTCAGTCCCTAGCGCCAGATCATCTCCAAGACAAGAATCTCAACATCAGTGAGATTGACAGAGAGAATAAGCGCATCTTCGTTTGGAACACGTCTCGCGTTGATCCAGCCGCTCCTTTCGGAGAAATTGCCAATAGGATTGAAAATGATGGCGTAGCTCTTCCTGCCTTTTTGTCTTACATAAGAGACAGCATGCTGATGCCCGGCATGTATGCAGAGGGTTTGGGCACGGCTGCTACTGGTTGGTCTAGACCGTCACAGTCTTTGTTCGGCGATCAGCGTTGGCGTGAAGTAGAGGGCAAGGATCGTTTCCGCCCAGTCGTGGAAGCTTTTGTCCCCGGTACAATTAAACAAGCCAACAGGGCTGTTACACAGTATGAACGTGGCAGTGACCTTGCCACTCAGATTTCCAGATTCATTGGTGTTCCGTTGGAAGAGATTGATGTTCCTCGCTCCATCCAGAATAAAGTCTACAGCTATGGAAATAACGAGAGGCAGATTGACGAGAGTTTGAAGAAAGACTTGTCATCCCCAGACCCCCTTTCAGAAGATGATTTCAAGACTATTCTTTCCGAATATCTGGTAGACAGCCAGACCAACTTCAGTGAATTGCAGAATTCTTTGCAAGCTGGCCGTGATCTTGTAGGCATGAAAGATGATGAGCTGAGAGCAATTCTAAAGGATGTTCCGAGTGCTACGAACAGAGGTGAAAGATCGCGGCTGCTGTCGGGTGAATACCGCCCCAGAGCCTTTGCTTCTGATTGGCTTTCTGGGTTGGAAGAACGTGCCCTTCGTGAGAATGTCCGTGATCCAGCCTACGCAGAGCAAGTGAAGCAGGAGTTTAGACAGAGACGGCGTTGGTTGAATGAATACCTAGGCTCTCCGCGTAAGTGGCAGCCATTATTGGAGAATGACAATGGCAGCTAACGGAACCAATCAATCCCTCCTGATGGGACGCACCAGACAGACATACAACAACCCCCTACAGAACAGCCGAGCGCAAGCCTACGGCCAAGCCTCCTCCCCCAACACCCCGTACAACAATGGAGACAACACCATGTACAGCAATCAGCAGAGCTTTCAGCCTACGTCCTACCAGCCCACGGGGTACTCGGGTCAGAATCCTAACCTCGGACGCTACGTTCCCCCGATGATGGGTGGGAATGGTAACAATCCCTACAACTGGACTAACAGCGGTGGTTATTCCTATAACACGCCACAAGCTTACACGGGTGGCTACAGTGGCTTCCCTCCTCAGACTTCAGGTTCTCCTTTCGCTCAATTCATGTCCCAGATGAACAATCCTTTCACTGGACAGGGCTATGGTGGACAGATGGATGGGATGTTTGGGCAGATGGGTTACCCACAGAATGACAGAGGCCAGTCGAATAACGTCCCCATGGCTAACACAGCCAACCAGCTTGCTCAACAGATGAGCGGGAATATGGGGGTTGGTGGGAGCAACATGGAGCAGACAATTGTTCCGGGCAGAAGCAATGCTTATGAGGAAGAAACGATTGTCCCCAGCCGTAGCAACCTAGCCTCTTCCTTTGGACGTCAGCAGCCAGAACCTCAGCGTATGGGGAATGGTGGTGATTGGCGCAGCTTCCTCAGTCAGCAACAGCCTTCAATGGGGAATAACGCCCCTGTGAACAGCGCACGACGCCCTTGGATGGGCGGTGGGAACTGGTAAGATGGCAGAGCCTAACGAGACAAGGGGGCGACTCCCCGAGTGGACTAACAGCGGCTGGGGGAGGTTTCTTCTCTCCCTCGCTGACACACAAATCCCCGGTAATGCTTTTAGCACCAACTGGGGGACAGGTCAGGCTCCTACACACAACTTCACCAACTTCCGTGAGTTCACGGGGTTAGGTGGGTTACAGCGTGGATTGAGCGGCTTTGGTAATTTCCTCTCGAATGCTGGGACAGGAGCCAGAGGCATCGGAACATCCTTCGGACGCTTGAATGATGGCAACAGCAGCACAGGCTTCTTCAACAATCCAACGGCTCCGTGGAATTGGGGCAATGGTCCCAGCAATGTTCCAGAAGGGCATCCTGACTTCGTAGGTCCAACGCGTCCCGGAGGCAGCTCGTCGCAATCTGAGGGGCAGACGTATTCCCCCGGTGATCCTCGTCAGTGGGGTCCGTTTCAAAATCCTATAGGGCAGCAGGGAATGAACAATTGGTATTCAGGCAGGACAGGTAATTCTTTCACTGGCAATACGACTCAGAATCCCATCATTGGTTATGGCGTGGCTTCGCCTGAGCAGATAGCTGCTGCTGGTAGTTACGGCGTGGGTGTAAACCCTGACGGCACTTATTCAGGCGCAGGGGGTAGAAATTCCCCTACAACTCCCTCATCGTCTACCTACGGCGGATCACGTGTGATGGATGCTATTGGCAGTGCCTACGGAAGTGGCCCTGCTGGGCTGTTGGGCATGGGTGTACGCGGTGCTCTCCTCGGACCACGAGAAGAGTGGAACTTCAATGAAGGAATACGGATTAATTAATGGCCGATACAGAACGAAGTTATGAGGAGACACGTTAGTGGCTACACCTCCGGTAATATTGGAATACTACATCGGCAGGATGGGTGTAGACCCAGAGCGCACGAAGCTCAATAAAATCCTTCGGGATATTGAGGCACGTTTTCTTGCGCTTGGGGCTGGTCCTGTCAATCAATATGTAACGTTTGCAGAGTCCATCACAGCAGCGGATGTTGGGGGTGTACCCACGACACGTACGTTAACCGCTGGGACCGGGCTGACGGGTGGCGGCAATTTATCAGCAGACAGAACCTTCAATTTGGCTAACACAGCCGTCACGCCGGGTACGTACGCGGACGATGGTCGATTCTATAGCATCACCGTGGATGCTCAGGGGAGAATAACAGATATATTCGTCAGCGGACTAATTGCTATTGACGCTGCGCAAGTGGTTTCCGGAACATTTGGGACATCCCAGATTGCGAACGATGCCATCACGAACGCGAAGCTTCGTGACTCAGCAGCGCTGTCCGTTCTAGGCCGCTCTGCTAACTCAACGGGCGACCCTGCGGATATCGCCGCAGCATTCGATCACCAAGTACTCCGTCGTAGTGGCACATCCGTGGGGTTTGGCCAAATCGATCTTGCACAGCCCGCTGCTGTCACAGGTGCATTGGGCGTACCGAATGGCGGAATGGGCACGACGACGCTCACATCCGGCAGTTACATGCAGGGCAATGGTACAAGTGCAGTGACAATGCGAACGCCGGCTCAAGTGTGGGCAGACATAGATAACACAGCATTAGCAACTGTGCAGACATGGACGGCAGCGCAGACGTGGACGGGCATTTCGTACCAAAACGGCGGCATGCGCGTAAAAACGACAGACCGCACTGGCGGCGGTACGATGACGACAAGTGACTATTACGTGCTTGTCAGCGGAGTCGCTGGAATCACACTCCCTGCTGCACCGAACGATGGACAAACACTCATCTTGAAAGAGGTGGCGGGATTCAACTGCACGGTGAATCGGAATGGAAACAATATCGATCTTGTAGCCGCGAATTACACATTGCCTTTAGATGGCAGCGTAAGATTTGTATTCCGAACTGGAAATGGCTGGTTCACTTTCGCGGCATAGCCGTTGCTTCACTTCGTTTCACACATACAAACAGGGGTTCGCGGAGCGAACGAGAGCTTTTCGCTTCACACACTTAGCCTTCCTATTGAGGGCTTCGCAATGTAACGGGGACATTCTATGAACAATGGGGAGAATACGCAGGAACCGAAGATGGGAAACGAGACGAACAAATATCTCCTTTCAGACATTCAGACACAAGTGGCATTGATTAAGCAATCACAAGCGCAAGCAGATAAGGACAGGGATAGCCTCAAGGATGAAGCTAAGGAGCAGCGTAAACTTGTGGAGAAAATGGATGGTAAGCTCGATAGCATCAAAGAAGAGTTTATACACATGAAAGGGAAGATTGGAGGGGTGTTATGGCTTGTCACATCCCTCGGAACAGCTATAGCTTTGTTTGGGGATAGTATCCTTCGATGGCTTAAGAATCTCACGTAAGGAGAAACAAGTGTTCAGAATGCTGTCAACAATCATCGGCCTGAGAGCAGCCGTGACGTTCATGCTCTTCGCTGCAATGAATCTTGTTAGCCCAATGGCAAGGGCTTTGAAAGAGGAAATGGGTGTGTATGCACAGGAGTCAGATAATGTTCAGCTTTCTTAAGGGGGCTTCTTTCTGGCTCTGGCTAGTTATAATTGCCTCTGCTCTCTCTGGGACATATCTCCTAGGGAGAGAGGCAGGAAGGGAGAAAGAGATCACCCGCTGGGCTAATGTGGAGCAGAAGAGGCTAGAAGCTGTAGCCAAGGCCCTCGTAGATGAAAACAAGGCACAGGCCAATTTCAATGAAGAGGTTGAACCTGTAATAGTAGAGCGCATTGTAGAGCGCACCAAGTGGAGGACACACATTGAAGAGGTTATTGTCAACGATCCCGCTCCTGATTCTTGCAGTCTTAGCGACGAGTTGCTCAAGGCGTACAATCGTGCCGTACGTCAAGCCAACACTGGCCTGCCCAACTAGGGCTATGGACCCTTGCTCTCCCCTCCCTGAGTTTACATCCGCAGACAGGAATGAAGCAGACAAGACAGTGGCTAGGCACATAGAGCTTTATGGGGAATGCAAGGATAAGCAGGCTGTGCTGAGGGCCTGTATGAAAGCTTTCAATGAGCGCTAAGAAATGGGCCTAGAAGGCCACGAATGGGTGTACCCCTACCCACCCCACTGACCCCCTGCTAGAACGCCTTACAGCGCCTCTCAGGGCCTATAAAACGTAGACAAAAAGAAAGGCAGCTTTTGACGGCTGCCTTTTTCTATGGGCGGTGGTTTGTTAATCCATTCAACAATCAATTCAAAACAACCACTATAACACAGCTAAGCATTTGAAATCAAATACAAATGCCAGCTAAAGCTTCGTCACTATCTATTCAAACCCGCCAACGCTCGTAGAGGATAAGCCCTAGCCAGAAGGGCCATGTAACAGCAATGACGCAGAGGATAGTGAACGTCTCAAACCCACTCTCGATTTCCCAATAGTTCTCTTTGGTGATGCCGGGGATTGAGATGTACAGGCCGAAGGCCACCAAGACGCCGACGATTAGGTAGATACAAACAATGACTGTTGTCATTACACCATCCCCGAATCAATATACTGCTTGATTGTAACAGGGCTGAACGTAGCTGCCAGAAGTACAGGAACAATCAACCGATCCACCACCTCCTTTAGAGATTCAAGCTGCTCATTTAGTTCCACGGAATATGTTGTGTCGTCATGTGTAAAGCTAATCTTACTGTTCATGCTGTTTCATCTCCCTAATCATACCAAGGTGCTTCTCTACGTTCAAACCTGCCTATCAACCTACCCCCGCCCTCTAGGTCAATCGGATTATCTTTCAAATCCACATACCTCTGAATGTACCATTCAAGCCAGACTGTTGTTGATCTGTCAGGACCTACCTGCGTAGGAAGCCAAGCAAACTTGTATTTCCACTCACTTGATTTGTCATTCTTCCACTTCAATCTCCTACCCCTCATCCTGACAATCTGTTTTAGTTGACCGCCCTTTACCAAAATCAACCTTGACCACATTCCCCTCTACCTTTGGCTTTTCCTTCTCAATTGGGGCCACGATAGGCACAGCCTGCTCCAAGTTCATAATCAATTGATGGGCTATTTTCTCTGCTGCTGTGAATACACGTCCTCCTTTCCATGGAACATCGGGGTAAGCAAGCCATTGGGGGCCTTGTGGGGTGTCGTAGAGTTCGATTGTTATCTTACTCATAGTGGGGATACTCCACTTCAACATCAATGTCATGAAGCTCTAGAATAGCTAAGTAGAGGCTTTCTTCGCTATAGGGAGTTCCGTTTGTGTTCACTTCATTACCAGCCTCGTCATACACTTTGAAAAATGACATGCGCTCCGTCCCATCCCACCAACAATCTTCAACAGCTTTGTATTTCATCACCGATTCCCCATCTGGACAGGTAGCTCATCTTCCTCCTCAACAGGAGACACATCAAACCCCCTGTATTCCCGTAGGGGGTCTTCATAGCAAGGTTCTAGCTCATTCAAGGCGTCAAGGGCACTGTACAAGCATTCCTTGACGCTGCTGTTGTCCTCCTCTGTCTCAAGGAATACAAGGGCGTCGTTGATGTCATTGCGGATGCGATCTAGGGGGGTCATGGGCTTCCTTGCTCTAGTTGCTGTCTGAGGAATGAGAATGCTGTTGCTGCCACGAGTGGTACTTGTCCATTGCCAATGGCTTTAAGTCTGTCCAACCTACGGGCCATCCCATCCGCCACTCGTTCCATTCCGGGTTGATCTTTCCACCAATCTGTGCTGAAAGTGTCGGTGTATTCCTTGTGTACTCTGCTGGGTAGGCTCCTTCCTTTGCGTTGTGACACGTTGGCGTAGGCAAGAATGAACATCCGCTTTCTGTGGTGATCTGCGCCGAAGTTGCTACATCCAAACACACCCCTTGCCGTGTCATACCCCAAGCGGTCAAGCCCTTCAAGCACCTTGTCCAGTCCCTTAGTGCGTAGATTCGGGGAGTTTTCAGCAAGGACAAACTGAGGTTGTACTTCTTCAACGACTCTTTCCATCTCAAACCACAATCCTGACTTGTTTCCGTCCAATCCTTGCTGCTTTCCGTTGGCGGAAGAGTTTGTACGGGCACTGCTGATGTCCTGACAAGGGAATCCTCCGCACACGATGTCAACAAGTCCTCTCCAAGGCTTTCCATCAAATGTTCTGATGTCATCCCAGATTGGGAAGTTAGGGAGGATTCCATCTCGCTGTCGTTGAAGCAGGACTTTTCGGCAGTAAGGTTCAATCTCGACAGCACAGACGGCGGGATGTCCGAGAAGCTGCCCACCGAGGATTCCTCCCCCCGCTCCTGCAAATAAGTGTAGCTCATTCATTGTGTCCCCTAAGCATAACGTTCCTTCAATGTCTGTTGGCTGACAAACTGTACATCATCTGCCCAGCCGCTGTCAAGACCTTTCATGTGATGTTCCTGAAGGACGTAGGGGCAGAGAGCCGCTTCGATTCACGGAACCAAGAGCCACAATCCTGACATTGCATCCGCTGATAAACCCCTGTCGTAGTGACAGATTCTCCACGCTTCTGGACATGCTTGCTTCCACAGTTGGTGCAGACGCTCTCTCCTGCGTAGACCCCGAGATTGGGATGATTCTTCATGTAAGGGAGAAGTCGGAGATAGACACGTTCCAAGAGCTTAACGTCTTGGATGTTGTACTTCACCATCTTCTTCCAAGCCTTCTCATCGCCCTCCATGCACTTACGCCACAAGTCAAAGCCTTCGTGACTCAGCTTCTCTCCACAGCCGAGCTGGATGCCTAGATCACCAAGGCGATTTGAGGAGAAGCGGAAATGACGCTTGGCTTGCTCCTTTGTGCAAAGCATTTTATAGGGAGATGGCGGGGGGAGATTATGCACAGCAAAGCGCCGATTGATTTCCGGGATGTCAAAACGCTTGATGTAATGTCCAATGACAATATCGGCTTCATTAAGCAAGTCCCAGAGGCCGTGGATAATCACTTCGTCGTTACGGTCTGCCAGGAGCTTGGGGTAGTCGCCCATGCTCTCCACAATCATCTTCTTGTCGTTAAGCCACTTAGCAGCCCAGCACAGGATGAAGGATTCATGAATGACTTGCTGCTGACTGATCCGTTGATCCCAACGGCCCCAGTGATAGCCAACCATCCCTGACGATTCGATGTCTAGCAGGAGAATCTTAGGACCACTCATGCACCAAAACCTTTGTAATAAGAAAGAGCCGCATGCAACTCTGCCCGAAGCTCTCTCGCTACGTCAATATCATCGAAGTCCTCAAAGGAGGCATCAGACAGAAACAAGTAGATGGACGTAACAAGCTCCAAGGGGAGGGTGCAGGTTGGGGTGTTTAGTTGGTCAGTCATTTCGTCAAGTCCTTATACATCCATTCATATTCACGGAGACGATCAATCTCTAGATACAGATCAGCAACTTCAGCTTCCAAGCCATGAATGTGACTCGTGGCCATTTCAAGCTTATTCAACACACGGGCATAGAGATTGTCTGGCTTGTCAGAGGCTAGGTCTTTGGCTTTCAGTTCTTCAATTAATGTCACTCCTCATCCCCTTTCTTCTGATTATCTGTGGCAGCAGCATAGCGATATAAATCATTCATGTGGCTGTCTAGAAACTCCCTGTTCATGTTGTCCCATTGGGCTGGCTTTATGCTGTCGATGCCTTGTTCTGGCGTCTTCGACTGCGAAGTTGGAGGTGGAATTATTTTGTAGCAGCCGTGCCCAGCCCAGTATGTGGTGTCTTTGTATTTGTACCCGAGCATCGTAGATTCTACTTTAACCACCTCTACAGTTGATCCGACAGACGCTCCCCCTTCACCCATTGTAATCTCAATCCAATCCCCCACTTTAGCTCTAACTTCTGCCACCGGTTCTCCGGGGCACGGGTCTTCAACAAACTCATCATACTTCAGCTTCCCGTCCAACCAAGCCTCATATTCAGGTTGAACGGGGGACGGCAAAGGAGCCTCCTCTACGTGTGTGTAGCGTACGCGATCAAGCCACGCCCATTTCTGCTTCCTCGCTTCCTTGTAAAACTCAGCCGCTTCTTCTGGGGTGAAGTCGAGGGGATTCTTCCTCTGCGTACTAGCCTCAACTTCTACAGCCATAGCATTTCGACACATAGCGTGCTGTAAATGGCTCCTGCCCGTCTCAGGGTCAAGCTTCTCTCCTGACAGCCACTTCAAAATATGCCGCAACACAGCCCCTACATGCTCCTCTGGGGTAATTGTTTTCCAGCGTTGATTGGGATGCTTCTCTTCATTCATTGCCATAATTTCCCCTGCAAAAAGCAGGGCCTTTGGGGGGAGGAAGTCTGGGCGTGATTTCATTCTACTTCGTACCCGTCAAGTTCAGTGTAAAAATACTTCTGATCGAAGTCTCGTTGCGCTATTTTTGCGATGATCTTGTTTTCGTAGACGCCTAAAATGTTATTGTCGTCCTCTGCTTCTTTCTGTCCAGTCACAATATAGACTATCATACAGAATCCTTATAAAGTTTTGACGTAATCCTCATATCCAACATCTCCTTCAGAATGGCTTTGTCACACTCCACCCCCATCTCCTGAGCAATGCGTTGCACAGCACCACCAAGATCATCATACGCGAGAAAGAGGGGTTTGTAAAGCTCGATGTAATTAGCAGCCCATGCACGCTGACTCACCCAATGATTGTAGTCAAACACCCCCATCTTCATCAAACTAGCCATGCAATCATCAGGCTTACGCCAGAGGAACATTGTCTTGGCTCCCTCTGGAATGTGAGCGTGGTCGGGGACAGTGCCGTCGCTTCCTACGCTAACGTCCCAATGCTCCCACGACCGCTCTCCACGATGAATCTTTGAGAGGAGTTCGTGGCTAGCACGTAAGCATGTGCATGCGTTAAGAGCTGTCGTAAGCCAAGCTGATGCAGACCTTGGTAGACTTGCGATGACGAGCTTGTTCATCGGTCTGAACCTGATCCCATCAGGGTTCCCTTCGCCTTCCTAGCTTCCAGCTTGTTGATGTTGGCTTCAAACACTTGTTCTAGGGTGAAGCCGTAGAAGTCGGACAGAAGCAAGAGAGCGAAGGCTGTATCGCCAAGCTCTTTGATGATCTTATCTACATAGGTCACGGCACTGGTCCAACTACCCATGTCGTAATCACCCCTTAATCGTTTGCCATACTCGCCCACCACCTCCCCAGCCTCACTAGCCAACAGCGTAGTGAGATAGGCTTCCATGTGCTCCTCTGGCACTACGACAAACTCTTTTATCTTTGCGATGTACTCACTCGGCTTCATTGGTCTTCACCCATTTGTTATTCCAATTGTCGATTTCTTGCTCTGTCATCACTCTCCACGTCTTACCGCGATCATCGCTAATGTATTGCGGGGGAGAGGGTTCAGTCACAATCGGCGTCATTTCGTCTCTTCCTCTTCTCTTTGAGTTTAAACCACCAGAGCCTCAGTTTATACTTCCAACTCCGTCTCAGCAACACTGTGTCAATCGTCCACTCAATCTGCTGAACGGCATTGTGCGTTCTGAAAGAATCCATGCCTTGCTTGCAGCCTAGGGCGTACGTTATCCACCTGATCCATTCGTCGTATTCCTTGGCTTTCTTCGCCTCCTCGTCTGTCATCTTCCTCCCTGCAATTCCTTCGATTAGGTGTGTCAGAGAGATGGTGGGTGGGTAAGCGGGCTGATAGGCTGGGTATGTTGTATCTCGTAGGTGCGGTGGGAGGTTAGTTGTCATTACGGGCCTTCCTTTCCTGCTGTGTTTTCGCGTGATGACAGACAGAGCAAATAGCTTGGAGATTGTCAGCTTCACACAGAAGTGTCTCTACGAATCTGGGCAAATCAGCAAAGCATTTCAAACTTCCTGCTGGGGTGATATGGTCAATGCTTATTTCCTTACCGACCACCCACTTCTTGCACACGTTGCATTGCCACTCAAACTTCTGCCTCTTGTTGGGGCCTTTGTAGGGACGCTTGGCTGCATTCAGCACGTCGTATTTGACTGGCCACCTGTTACTCTTGGCCCTAAGGCCGCTTCTAATGAAAGAGAAGTATTCGCTCTCGCTATATCGCCCTCCTCCCCTAACCTTCGGAGCCTTTGGTGCCCGCTTCTTCGCTGCCATCAATTCAATACCTTGAATGAGTCGCCCTCCGACCTGAGAAGATAGATTAGGTTCCCTGTCTCCACAAGAGCTTCCATGTAGTCAATCACAGTGCCGTCATGGCACTGCAACCCGCTGCCTTTCTCGTACATCCACTTCAGCTTCCCATCCTTTTCCTTCTGGAAACAGCGTTGATGGAGGAAGGCGTCTTTGTAGGCTTCTACAGCCACTCGCCAGCCTTGTCGATAAGTGGTTACGCCTTGCAGGAGCTTGTTTGCCTTCACAGGGCCACAGCCGGGGATGCCTGTGATCGAGTCCGTCGAATCGCCTGTCAAGATTTGCGCCCACAGCCGTAGATTTCCCTCCCGTGGTGAAATGACTTGAGTTGTCCCCTTGTTGTAATTAAAATGCAACCCCGGTACTTGAAGTACATCTTTATCAACTGCACACAAACAATTCTCTTCGGGGTCTTCGTTATAGACAATGGCAGCCATGTCCTCAGCTTCCATCCCGTCTATAATCTCAGCTTGCCAATACGTGACTAGGTAGTTTCGCACTTCCTCGTAGAGCAAAGGTTTCGGGGGACGTTTCCCTTTGTAGGGCTGCACTCTCGCAATGGATTTCCTGAAATTATCCTTCCCCCCGAGGAACAAGCGCCAGCCGTTAGCCTCTACGTTGAACTTCTCAAACATGCCTGTGACAATCTTCTTGGCATTATGGAAAGCGTGTGAAGATTCTTCAGCTACAGCCTCGTCTCCTCGCCCTTCCTGACAAGCAAAACTCGCGCTGTAGATGATCGTATCTGCGTCAACGATTGGCGTTTTGCCCCAAAGATCAACTGTCATAACTGTCCATTCTCTGCCTCTTATGGCTGTATTGTACCTTTAATGGGTAAGAAGTTGCCGCTTCTGACGCCCCGTGGGCTGTCTAACTGGTGGGTCCGGGAGGGGCATCCAATGGGTTGGGTCTAGCCATTTCCCATAACATCCCGAGTCGTAAGAGCAGTACCACCATGATGCACTCCACCACGCCACGGCACTCTTTGAGGGGCCACTGTATGTGTATATCTCTTCATCCTTTAGATCATCCCAGCTCCACTGGGTGTGATCTGAAGCACCATCAGGATGCCCACCGTAGATCAAAATTACAGTTCCATCCTTCGGCGCTGCCTCAATCGGTTGCCACATATACCCTCCGTATGTATTCCTGTCTATGTTCTGTAAGCTTCCAGTGTGTTGTAAGGCCGTATCTCTGAGGGGGTGCTGGGGTACTAGCCCCTATGACTAAACCTCGTCAGAAGAGCGTACAGAGCGCCCTAGGGGCACTTCCTCCGCTACCCTCTTCATGGCTAGTTCCATGCCATGTACAAGCCCTAGATAATATCTGTCCCCATCTTCCTCATGTGCGGCGAGGTATTCGTTGAAGAGGTCTGTCAAATCGTTCGCTATAGATTGAAGATGCCAATTAAGAGTCTTCACATTCCCTCCACTTCTCTATTAACATGTCCTGAACAGCAATCAATTCATCCTCCGAGCCAAATCTAGCATGATATGCCTTCGATTCGAGCTTCAGGGATGGGCCTAGTATTTCTCTCGTTGTCTTTGTTTTCCCTGTCAGCCAAGGCTGTCCAACGTGGTGCCAAAGGCAATTGCCATAGCCCCATCGGTGGCCCCGGCGCTTACTCCCTGATAGACAATGGTGATAGTCACAGGGGGTGAGTCCTCGTCCTAGGAGCCAGCAGGGAATGCAGCCAATATGCTTGGCTAATTCTATTCTCTCAGTCTCTTCCTTTGTGGGGGTGGGGGTGGAGTGTTTCACTCAATCATTAATCCAAGTCTCTCCGCTTCCATTTGCTTGTACACCATACTATTAGCCCAAAGGTCCTCAAGGGTTTCCCAGTTCGATCCGCTGTACATGCCGCTAAAGGAACAATCCCACAAGAAAGCCATGTAACTCTGAATGGCGAGGGGTTTTTGTTTATCTAGGTCTTCACGGAAGCTGTCATACAAGGCTTCCTCATGGGCCTCTTGTCGTTGAATGCTGTCCTGCTCTTTCATGTAGCGTGCTGTGTCTTGTTCTACGGTGCCCATGTTTTGGCGTCTCCGACTGTCAAACTGAAATAACAGGGATTTTATTGGCGTCGGGCGACGGTACTGCTCGATAAATCTTCTTCAGCTCATACACATACACCTCCCCACCAAACTCAATAACCTCATCTCTACCAAAGCCCGTAGGCTCAATCTCCAATCCGCCGTCCAACATAACACCATAACCCAACTCTGTCGAGCCTACAGACAGGAACTTTGGAGCGTTCATTTCAATACCCCTCTGGCAATGTGAAATTATCAATTGTCTCTCCCCCGGAGAGAACGAGGAAGCGATTGCCGCATGAGACATCTTCGACATGGACGTACTCGACGTAGCCTCCATCCCTCCAATGATCTACATCGTTCCAATCCCACCACTCCCCGGCAAACTCATCGTCGGGATTCTCAAATACAACAGTCAATCCCGCCTCCAAGCATTTGTTTAATCTGTCGGCGTGTTCTGCTGGGCTTATGGCGTTCGTTTCACTCACTGGGAGTCTCCTGTGGCTTTGTCGATGATAGCCTGTGGGTTCAATTCCATCAATGCAGCGTATGCCTTTCGCATCTTCTCGGTGATGTCATGATCGGCTGCATGGGAGTCTATGAAGGCCATAGCGGCTTTAGCGACGGCAAGCAAATCAGGGGCAGCGGCTATTAGATAAGCGTTGGCTTTTGCTATCTCTGGTGGTTCGTGATCCCCTTCTCTCCAATCAGCCCCTTCTTTTGATACGTGAACAGTGGCAATGGCTCCCATCCCCCGTTGAGAATCTGACAGTACAGACCCACATTCGCAAGTCGTATCATCACACGCAAAGTGGGGAACAGACCAAGGCCCCGGTGTATGCTTTCCCATTTCGTTTCTCCTTGTGTGTTCTCATTACAGCATGTCTTGGAGGATGTGTCAAGCTTTGGCCTGTGTGTGTTCAGCTAGGGTTTAGATACCGCAGACTCCACCGCTACACGCATTGTCAATGTTGTCCTCATAGACGACGCCCTTATGCGCAATGGCCGTCTCGTAGTCCACTTCCACCAAAGGCTGTCCACCCCGACTCCCGTCCGGATACACCGTAAATCCACGCATACGAGGGGCATACTGTGAAAGTGTCGCAGCAAAGGACTCTACAGTGTCCTCATTGTTAAGCTTGCTTCCCCATGGTGGCAGGTTGATCGTACTGCTGATACTCATGTCAACATAGTCCTGCACATCAGCCTGAAACTTCATCCGGCGCTCTGGATCAACAGCCAGCTTGTATGCTGTGTCAATGTCAGAGGGATTGAGGCCGTATTCCTTAATCAAGTGATCGGCCGTCGTGTCAACGACGTATTCGTAATGCCAACGATTGTTGTCCTTTAGATAACGGCGCTTATAGGCCACAGCAAACAGGGGTTCAATGCCTGTAGTTGTGGCGGCGAGAATACCGATGGTGCCTGTAGGCGCAATGGCCCGATAAGCGGCTGGCTGGGACAAATAGAACCGTTGGCAATGCTCATCCGCAGCAGCCTTTGACTCATCACGATAGACAGCGAGCCACTGGTGAAGCTCTGGCGTCACTTCATACTTCTCGCGCTTCTTCAGCAGCCATTCGTGAATACCCATCAAACCAAGGCCGAGACGGCGGTTCTTCTCGCGAACGTCAGCCACCTTCTGATAAGGAAGATGAGCACGCATGGTGCCACACACAAGAAACTTGGACGCTACACGAACAATGTCCTTGAACTCCTCGATGCTGTCAATGTTGCCGATGTTGATGGAACCGAGGTTGCACACATCACTGTCATCCTCGCTTGTCACTTCGGTGCATGCGTTGCGGAGCGTTTCGTACTGCTTCTCCCTGAAGTTGAATGAGAAGCCCGGCTCACCAGTTTGCATTGCCTGACGGACGTTGGTGAGGAACGTATCGTCCTTGTGTCGATCTGTCTTGTCCAGCCAAGCGTCATCATAATTGAGCGAGATGTTGGTCATGTCCAGTGGGGCATGGTAGTTGAAATCGTCCTGCTTTGCGTGCCATATGGTGTAGGGCGTGCCGTCTTCGTTCTTAGCCCCTCCAATCGGCATGTCAAACCAATTCTTTGATTTCAGGAATGCAGGCGCGTCTTCATGCTTCCAGTTGATTGAGGCGTAGATGGCTGAGTTGTGGGTTAGATAACCATTGCAATAGAACTCATGGCGATCTTCCACCTCAATATCCCACGTCGGAAGAACATCGGCCTGTTCTACTTCCAGCACTTTGATGGGGGTGAAGTTTGAAGATGCACCTGTGCATTTTTCCCATGTCTCAATCGGACAATCCACCTTGTAATTCTGATGATACTCCTTCTTGTGTTTAGGCAAGGCAGTTTGTTGTACCAAGCTAGCCGGAAGAGAATACGAAAACTGTTCGTACTTACGTGTGCGAGGTTCCTCAATCTTGTATTTTAGGTATTTACCCACGGACGCATAGAATCGCGACTCCTGCTTGGTTCCTTTTAGGAGTACTCGATGAAGAGCCTTCCAATTCCCCACCGCTGGACGATTACAATGGACGCGAGTCGCAAACCCCAAACTAGCGCACAGCGATTGCATCTGATTAAGGAAGCCGCGATGGATGCAAGACATTATCTGAATAGGACGGCTAGAATTTGAGCCGTCTCCATCCATTAGTCCGGCAATATAAGCTGCACGGATAGCTGGGGTATTCTGAGCGATAAAATCGGGAACCTCCATTGCCTCGTTAGAAGCCTTAATATGCTCTTGCATCCACAGTGCGAGTTCTACACTGGCAACTTTTACGTTAACGCACGCTCCGTCGCCCCCTTTAACTCGTCCAGTTACACCGAAGCGAGCGAGTTGAGATATAGCCACATCCACCAACTGAGGGGCTGTGTCTGGGATAGAGATGCTTACCACCGAGTTACGTTTTGTGGGCGTAGTGTGCCGAATAGTAGAATGCCCATTTGCTTGGAAGTATCCCAAAAACCAAGCCATCTCTTCGTCTAGTTCAGGGATTGACACCGGCTTAGCCGTGTAGGCGCGATCTGAACGCTCGTAGGACGATGAGGGCAAAGGTTGCGGTGTTCCTTGCGTCTCTTCAGTAACAAAAATTAGCCGGTCATTTTCACACAGTTCGTCCGCACGCTTCCATTCGTAGCTGCCGTAAACATCTGTCAACACTGCCATCCTATGATTAGGGGTGCAGATAAACTCCCCGGTCTGCGTCTTGATTGATACTGTCTGTTGTTCCCCTTGCTCAAACTTATTAACGACTTTTCGATAACCGTTGTAGGTTAGTGCTTCGTCCTCACCCGGCACGATGTCTTCGATCCGGACGAGTCCACGGCGAGTGTGTACAAGCGCTCCCTCAGGCAGGCACCTGCGGCTTCCGCCTTGGCGTACATTGCGGCCTGTCTCATTGACAGAATACATGAGGGGGATAGGACCGCTGCTCTTCCCGCCTGTCCGGCTTAGGGCTGCCCCCTCTGGGCGAAACACGCTGTAGTCAATGCCAATGCCCCCGCCAGTCATCAGGCAGTCACTAGCACGTTTCAGCAGATTACCCCACTCCTCGCGGCAGTCACTCTCTCCCTTGAGCAAATAGCAGTTGTTGTAGGCTTTGAATGGACGGCCTGCGTAGTACAGGTAGCGGCCTCCGGGGATGAACTTCTGTTCAGTGATGGCCTTGGTGAGATAGTCTCGTTCGTCCTTGGACATGACGGGAGTTTGTGTACCCCCAGACGTACCGCACACATCGTCTACAAGGCGGACGGCGAGATTCTTCCATGTGTCGCTCGGTCCTTGGGCGTATTTGAATCGAAATACGTTCTCTGCAATGCTGTTCTTGAAATACTGCTTCTCTGCCATTCACTTCTCCTTTTCTGGCGCCCACAAGGGGCTGTCAAACTCATCATTCTTCAATTACATCTTCTTGCTCTGGATGCCACACAATCTTGTACAGGTGCTTATCTGGATAGTTGTACTCACTCCATCCTTGGGATTCGTCCCAGAAGCAAAGCCTACCATCCTGATCTACAATCATATCATAGGCATCCTCGCCCTCATAACGAATGGAGTATTTCACTTCACTTCTCCTTGGAACAAAAGCCCGTGGCTTATAGGGCACACGGGCGTTATTGGCTCCCCGTTGGGGATGTCAAGCTGACATTATCGGCGGATCAATACGCCCTTCTCATACCGATAGCCTGCAACGTTTGGCAGAAAGGGCGCTGGTGGACGAATCTTAGGCTTGCCCTGCTTTGCTGTACGACGAAGCATTTTCTTCTCCTTAATCCGTCAACCCGACAGCCGAGGCTTTAGCCGACGCGCCAGCTACACGAACAATCTGGAAGTCATAATCAGCAAGGGAAGGCGGATTGCGACTAATACTGTCCCAGCCCGTTGCTCGCTTCAGGTCATCTGTATAACCCTTGGCCCGGATGAGCTTTCGGGCATACTGACGCCCTGCTTCATACGTCTCAAACTTCTTGCCCCGGAGGGTGCGGCCTTCTTTCTTGATGGTGTACATGTATTTCTCCGTTTGTTAATGAATTAAATGGTGGGGCTGTGAGGGCTGTCCATCGCTAGTCCAATGCTTATCCCACTTATCTGGAACGGTTACACCGCCCACTTACGAACACCAGCCCCATAAACTGTCAATGCTTCGTCTTATTCTCTTGCTTCATAATGTACACATACTCCTTGACACAGGCTACAAGCTTCCCTTGCTCAATGAAGAGGATGGCTCCCCCCTCACTTGCCCCTATTGTGTCAGCGAGGATGACGAGTGTATCACCCTCTAGGAGATAGACATGATATTCGTTCATTTGGCTCCCTTCGGGATGTCAGCCTCAAAAAGGAAGGGCATCTGAATCATCCAAAGGAGCATCTGGGTCAAACGCTGGCGTAGAGCCTCCTGTACGCTTCTGTGTGGCCTTCTTGGCTGGAGCCTTGGGGTTGGCAGGGGGTGGGGCTTTCGTGGCCGTAGACGTGCTCTCAGGCTCTCCTAGGAGATGCTGAATGTCAGAGTCAGCATAGTTGAGGGCACGCTTGATGGTGTTCTTCACAGCCACACGAAGCTGCTTGACAGCATCGGGATCATTCTCTCCCATCATGTTCGTGCCATGCAAATACTCATCTGCAAACTCTGGAACAGCCACACCCTCCGGCACCATGCCAGCCAGCTTGATCTCCTCCGTGAAATACTTCTTGCTGGGGTCTGTCTTGCTCGGCTTCATGTAAACACGGAACTGGAACTGAGCGCACTTACCCAGAAGCTCACCAATCCGATCCTTGGTGAAGACACCGTTGCTGTCGAGCAGGCCAGTGTATTCAGCCAACTGATGAAGCTTGCTCTGCTTGGCAAAGCCCCACTTCCCGTTTGTGTGCTTCGTCTCTGAGATGGAGAAGGGCTTGCCCACAACACGCTGCCCATCCATTGTAAACTCCCCATTCAGCAAGAGACGCAGGGGGGCTGGGTTGCTGTTGCCAAAGAACTGCCCCTTGTCCACTTGAATCTGTGGGAAGTCTACAGCCAAGGCAATCTGCTGGCAAGGTTTGAGGGGGCGGCACTTCAGGCGTTTGCCGAACTCCGTCTTGAAATAGACGCCATCATCCTTGGCAATCTCAGCTTCTTCAAGCTCAGGTGTGCCGTTCCACACTTCCTCATAGTCAGGACGCTCCTGCTCTCCAAGGTCATAGATGCCAGAAATGTAGCCGGGGATGGAGCGAGCCTTGGTGGCTGTTCCAGCGGCTTCAATGACATGCTCATTGAGAGCGTTCCAGTCCACCTCTGGGCGGTTAGAGGAAGACCCCTCGGTCTGGGTAGCTTTTGTGATGTTTAGTTTGAAAGTCATTTTGGTTCTCTTGGTTAGTGAATCATTTTCCAGTTCTGTCCGACTTTGTATTCCCCCGCAAGGGGGACATTCAGCTTCAACACTTGTCCTGCTTTCTCGATAGATTTTGCTCCTAGTTGCCCAATCTCCTCTGCAATGGCTTCAGGGCATGACCAAATCAATTCATCATGCCAGTAGCCCACACGATAGACGTTGTAGCCTTTGTAAGCATAGCATGGCCTTCCGGTCGTGTCAACAGTTATTCCTCCGAGCCACTTGTCCATGAACAGAGATGAATAGTCCATGCAGATGGCCCCGCAGGATTGAAAGAGGGTGTTGACAAGAGAGTGCTTACTACGTGTCCTCACCTTCCTTCCGTCAATAGCCCTAATCCATTGCTTGTTCCCCGTTGTTTCCCAAAAGAACGTCAGCTTCTCACGCAAGGCTGTGAGAGCTGGGTTGGCCTCCCAGAAAGCTGCGTAGAGGGTTTCCCCCATGCTCTCAGGTTCTCCTAGCGTTGTAGCCAGTTTCTTTGGAGAGCAGCCGTAGGCTAGAGCGTAGCGTGCGTTTTTGCTCTTGCTTCTGAATGGCTTGAACTTCGGGTCTTCTTTCACCTCTTGTGTCATTTCAATTCCAAGCTTTGCTAGCTTGTCAGTGTAAAACACAAACGCATTCTTTGTGTGTGCATCTCCTTCTAGGATGTTCTCTGCGTGCTCTTGCCCTCCTTCATACTTCAAGCAATAGGATGCCTCTACACGATTCTCAAGAGCTACGGCGTCATAGCCGACAAGCACATGCCCTTCATCAGCAATGAACAAGGAGCGCATCTCCTTGCCCAGCGTTACGTCCTCTTGTGCCTTCGGGACGTTCACGACAGTGGTGTGGCGCTGGCGGAATGTTGAAGCAAACCCCGCAGCACCAGCACTGAGCCTGCCATCATACTCCAATCGTGGGTTGGACAGCCACCCCTCAATCACAGAGCGACGATTGCGCAGAGAGAGCCACTTCACCACTTGCCTCACGAGAGGTCCTTCCATCTTTTCCAGATTCGGACAGAGCTTGCCCCCCTCTTGCATTTTTGGGGTTGTGTGGATGATCTTGCCCCTGTCATCTCGCATGGGCTTTCCACGAGCATCGCGTTGGAAGTTGAATAGGGTGGGCTTCCATTTGATGATTTGATTATCAGGAATCTGTACTCTCTTCCCAGAAATCTTTGAGATTCCGTACCACGGCATTTTCTCTCTCCATATACTCTACAATCGCTTTTAGTTCTTTGATTGTTGCGTCATTTTTGAGACAATTAGCTCTATTGCTGATTACTCTTACATTGTCTTTAGTGTATCCCTTGTTATTGTCCACTCGATCCAGAGAGGGGCTGTTCGGCCCACGTTTTTCACCCGCAACAAATAATTCAATTCCTAGAACGGGGCAGATTTCTGGTACAATAAGATCATCTTTTATCAGATCAAACTCAATATTCTTTTGTTTTGACCTCTTCCTAGCATCGTTGACCATTGATGCTCTTGGGTCAAGCTTATGCCGTCGTTTACGGCCTTCTATAGCCAAAGCAGCGAGCCACTCTTTTTTCTCGTCAGTCTGCCTGTCATACCACTCTTTCTGCTTTTTATCATATTTTTCTTTTATTTCTGGGTCGCTTTTTCTTTTTTCTTGGAACCTTTTGTTCGCTTCCTTCCCTTTTTCAGACTGGTTATAACGCTTGTAAGCTTCTTTAAGAGCTTGTTGCTTTTCTTCCTCAGAGTTATACAGTTTTTTGGCTGGCACTAGGCTCCTCCCATTCCACGGCAGAGTACAAATCTCGGAATTCATCGCTTACATAGCCCCGCACAAGCCAGTCCTTCAAGTCTCCCTGATTGGCAAGCTTCATCACCCCTGTTGTCTTTGTCGGCTCACCTCCTTTGATTGGGTAGTTAATCCCTTCTAGTTCGATTGTTGTTTCATCAACAAGGGTAGCTCCTGTCCGTTCCATCCACTTAAGCATCGTAGAAGCCAACGTACCGTCCTTCTTGAACGGCTTGGCAGGGAGTGCCCATTCCTTCGTCTCTCCCTTGTTGAGAGGGCGTAGGGGAAGCTGTGGTTCCACCTCTTGTTCAATCTCCTCCATCATGCCATTGATGGACACAAGCAATGATTCAGCGGCAGGTTTGTCGAAGTTTATACCTGAGTCAGCTTGTTGTGCCATCAGGTAGTAGTTGATCTTGGCGGCTGTCCAGAATTGAGATGAGAGGAAGTCAGAGGAGGTCATCAGTAGTTCTCGATTTCTTTCAGAAGTTGCTTATAGAGCGAACGCAGTGTTCTCACGTCCTGACGACAATACTCAACCATCCCCTCACTGTATTGAGTCCAATCGTCCCATTCACCCTTGTAATTCCCAAGACGCTTCCCCCACTCCTTGAGGCTATGTCCGTCCTGTCGATCTGCATTGAGCAACTGAGACAACAACAGCGTATCGACAAACTGACAACGCTTCCCGCAAAACGTATCTTCCTTCCCGACAGTGAAGGGAATTCCCCACACTTTCCGCAACGCAGCGAAGTCATAGCCAAGGCCATTGTGGGCAACGACAATGAGGTGGTTGAAGGGAGCGAGGAAATCTACGAACTCCCCCTTGTCTCGGAATGTGTGTACCTCATCGTCGTCATCCACAGCCACACAGACACACCAGATGGTGTCCACAGCGGGCATGAGGTTGTTGCCTTCAATGTCAATGTAGAGGGTGTTCATTACACTTCAACCTCAACAGGCTTGAATCGCCCTTTCTCATCAAACGTCAAGTAGTCTCCCACCCCCTCAACACCCCACTCCCGAGACAATAGCACACGAGTGCGGATGAGTCCACGGGTGGATTCTCCTTCAGGGTCCATCCACTGCTTCTCCAATGCAATCATGTTGTGGGAAAGCTGTTCATAGGCACCAGAGCCTCGGGCATCATCCATCGACAGCACTTCCCAGAATGGGTATTTCTTCTTCTCATCCATCCGGCTTTGCTGCTTCCCTCCTCGCTTGATGTGGGCCACGACAAACAGGCGATAGTCAAGGTCTTCCACAGAGCGAGCAAGACGTGTAAGCATCATGTCAATGTCACGACGTTCATTCTGTGTTTCTCGCGTGCCTGTCACGAAGGTGCTGTGATCCAGAATAACTGTCTTGCACCCCAGAGCCTTCACCAAGTATTCAATCTTACGCTCAAGCAAATCGTCCGTGATAGTTTTGTTCTTGTGCTGAAAGAGGTGAAGCCGTGGAAGCAAGGTTTCATAAGCCTCTTCCACCTTGTGCTTATCTGCTAACTGCGGATTAGCTCGGAACTCGTTAAGCGCCATACCTGCATGAAAGGCAAGCACAGACTGCTTGGTCTTAGCTGTCGTCTCCTCAAGGAACAAACCCCCCACAGACTCATCCGTATCATGGAGTAGCTGATATTGCATGTAACGAAGCAAGCTGCTCTTGCCACACTTGGGAGGGGCAATCAGCGTGGTGAACTCCCGTGTGCGAAGCCCTCGCAACATACGGCATGTCTTGGGGATGAAATCGAAGTGAATCCCTCGCTTCAGAGGGACAAGCAAGTCTTCAAGCCCTCCATCTGTCCCTAGAACAATCTGGTCCGAAACGTATCGCTTGGCTCCATTAATGGCATTGGCCCACTGCTTTTCTTTCCCTGCCTCCCACATGGCTGCTGTGTCTTTCATGGGGAGCGAGGCAATAGCCACTTCCTTGACAGACGAGCACAGGTAGTCAGCTAGAGCGTTGGCTGTCGCTTGCCCCGGAGCATCCGAGTCAAGACAAATGATGATCTTGTTGAACTGGCTTAGGTATTCAATTTCCTTTCGGACAGTGGCGTCCAATACACCATCCTCTCGTGCCCCGTGAGGGAGAGAGACGACGTTGTAAGGTGCCCGCTCTGGCTTCAGCTTTGCCATCATGTCACGGGCAGCCAGAACATCTGCTTCGCCCTCCACAATGATCAGGAAGTTTGTCCCGTGAACCTTGTTCTTACCAAACAACCCCCCAATCTTCCCGAATGAAGAGAAGTCCTTCGGGAGCTTGCGCTTCTTATATCCTGTTACGTTTCCCTCATTGTCGGTGTACGGATAATAATGCTCTGCTGGTTGCCCTGATCCCTCATCAATTCCTGTTCGTACCCCAAACCATTCCATCGTTTCCTTGGAGATGGAGCGAGGCTCATAAGCCCGAAAAGGAAGCTCATTGATAGCAGCAATCAACACACCGCTGTTTTCCTTCGGCTTATAGTCTGTGCTACTCACACGCTCTCCTTGATTGTCATCGTACCACACAGACCCGTGTCCGTGATAGCAATAATAGCCCTTCCCATTATCAAATGGCTTGGCGTGATCGTCACCTGAATCTTTCCCTTCAGCCTTGCATTTGAGACAGGCGATTCTGTTTTTCTTCAAGCTGCCTCCGTTTCTGGCTGCCCTTCGGGCTGTTGTTTTGATAAAATAAACTTAACACTTGTTACTTGGCCTATTTCACACCTACTCACTGTCTGTTTATCATTTGGACTATAGCACTGCATATTTTTCAACACATCCGACCAGTTATCATCAGCAGCACCCACAATAATCACACCAACAGGCCAGTCATCAGGAATTAGTTTTCGTTCTTGTAAAAAATGCAGTTCTTCTAGAGTTAAATACGGAAACGAAATATCGGAATCATTCACGCTGCCTCCTCATCATTCTCCAAAGCCATCCCCCTCACCATCTCCCTAGCATACAGCTTCTCGTCTACATAGGCTGCATAACTGTCTTCTTCTTGCCATAGGTTTTCTGGCTGCCCTTCGGGCTGTAATTCTGATAGAATCAAATAGTCCATGAGGTTCATTTGTGTTCTCCTGTTGTGCTTTTATTGAACAGCTTCCGGATACGGCTTGTTAAGTATGACCAGAAACCTCCTGTTGAATCGTCTGGTACAACTGTCAATTCATACGGCATATAGGCGTATTCAAGCCCGTCCTCGTCTAATCTGACAGAGACTAATCCATTCCAAACTTCAGTGACAGTCCCTAGCTTCATCCATCCTTTTTCAAAAAGGCACACGTCAGTTAGTCTTACTCGTTTATTAATCATAGCCCCCCGCCACGTCCTTGGCTTCGGCGTCGATGGCGCGGGCGCGTTCGGTGATCTGGTCGATGAATCGCAGGGCATCGCGCGGCCAAGTACCCGCAGCTTCGATTTCGAAAGCCCTCGCAATCGCAGCGTCAGACGGGTGGGTCATGGCGACGGCTCCGGCTGTGAAAGAACATGAACCGTGTATTTGGCATTCCGTCTGCGTCGCTCGATCTCGCTGTCGATCTTCGGCTTGATGAATTGCGCAGCTTCCCACTCGGCCCACCAGCTTGAATCGTAAGACGCCTCGTCGCATTCAGCCTTTAGAGCGAGTAGGTTTTCGAGGCTCAGATCGACTATCGCAGCGTGCATGCCGGCGACGTGGATCGCGTAAGATTGAAGCGATTTCGCGAATGTGCTCACTTCGACACCTCCGATGCTGAACTGGCCGCGATACCGACGGCAATTTTCCACCAAGCGGCATGTTCCTTGTCTCCGTCGTATCCGGCGTCGTAGTCGAAACCTTCCACGTATCCAGCGTCAAACAAGACGCTCGCAGGAATATCCCTTGGCACCAGCGCGAAGCCCTCGGGAATCCCCAGTGATGGCGTCTCGGCTGGCAACTGTCCGGAATTTCCGGATAGTTCGTTCAGGGCTGAACCGTTACTTACACTCTCGGCAGGCCGGCTAAGTAACGGATCGGCTGGCGGTGTGGCGAACGTGGCAAACGCTTCGTCTACGTAGGCTTCCGCGTAACCGTTCATCCAGCACTTGCTGGCTACGAGCGAATTGACCAGCACGGAACGAACCTCGGCAGGTGACTCACCACGGAAGTTAAGCGACGGCACGGCCTGCTGCGCATCGGTTGGCCTGTTGGCTGGGGCGGCGGCGAAATTGGCCGTCACGTTGTCCTGCACCAGCAGGATCACGCCATGTTTGCTTTCCCGGTCATCCATCACTTCCGTGATCGTGCCGAAGATACGATTGCCGGCGTCGTCATCATTCGTGCTGACATCGACGGAAACGCTCATTCCCCGGATGAAGTCTCGCCACCCATCCGGCACGGCTGCGGCTGGCGTGGCCTTCAATACGCGCACCTTTTCCGGCAAATCGTGGTAGCTCCATTTCCGCAACTCTGGCTCAGGGCCGTTTACGATGATCGCGATCTCGGCGAGTAGCTGACTCAGTCGCTCGATGACGTACGCATCTTCGTCTGCATCGCCCGCCGTGGCCGGCTCTGGCGCGAGTGCTTCCAGCAGCTTGCGAACGACATCAACCTTTGACCAGCCGACCGCCACGGTGTCGCCGCGAATCAAGCTGCGCAACGTGTGATCAAGTCCGACTTTCGTGTCTAGCGCGGCCTCGATCTGCGCATCCGTCACCGCTTGCCCGGCAGGCTTGTCGGCGGGCCGGAAACGCAGCGCATCGAACCGTACAAACTCGCCTGATTCATCGTTGCGCACAGCGCGCCAAGGTCCATCGTTCTTGATCAGATCGAACCGCTCCAAATCACCCTGCACGCAATGGCTGGCTGCTAGGGCTTGTTCGAGCCTCTTGCGTGATGCGTCGGTCGCATCGGATGGTGCTTTCAAACCTTGTTTGCCATCGCTAAAGCAATCGTCGGAGTATCTGTCAATCAGGGTCTTGATCTGCGCAGGCAACTCGCCCGCAGAGTTGTGTTCGTTGGTCATGGCTGCGTAGTCTCCCCTGCCATACGCTTTCCGGCTGCTCGCATCACACCTTCGAACAAAAGTTGATCTTGAGCGGCTCTTTTTGCAATTGATTCCGCAGCACCAGTGAATTTGCCGCGCATAGATTCGAGCATCGCCTTTCGGGCCATATCTACGAATTCGTCTGAATTGATCGCGGTGATTACGGCGCGCTTTATCTGCTGCTCGATTTCGATCTCATACTTCCCGATGGTCGAATCCACCATGTTTCGCAATTTCTGTCCGGTGCCCCATTGGCTACGCATTGCGTCGGCGAGTTGAGTGCGCAACCCCTCGACGACAAGCTGCTCCATCTTGGATTGGTCAATCGCGAACATCACCCACCCCCTTCCGACGTGTCACGCTGGGAGATGGCGGCGTCGATGGCTGCATCGGTTTGCGCTGCGAAACCTTCGTCGGTGTCGTAGTGCCAATCGCCCCAACGGCTGCACGAAATGCCACGGTGAGCGTCGTCGTGAGTGAAGCCCATCCCATTGCCGCGCAGGAACCGATACCGCTCAGCATCCCGCCTCAGCGCCTCCATGTCGGGGGGTTTGGCCGCCTCCGGCTGCGCCTCTGGAAAGAACGTCTCGCGAAACTCTGTAGCCGATTCAACGCCAGCACGCTTTCCATCGTTCCAGCTGCGCCGGCAGAATGGCTTGCCATCCGATCCGAACTCGCGATAGACGGGTAGGTGTGGGAGGGCGGCGGTTAGGGCGAGGCGCATCGTCTTCCGCTCGTTCACCTCTTGATGAAACAATTGGCGCAGCGGCGCACTGTAGGGATGATCGCGAGAATCGAGCGCAGCCTCGACAGCCGCCTCAGGAACAGCCGTAGGCTGTGAACGCTCCATGTCGAATGCAGGGCGAGCGTTAGCGAGCGAACGCTCTGGCTCTACGGGAGAGGCGAATGGCAGCAAGCTCGCAGGATCGTGCCGCAACGGATCACCATTAGCCGCGTCGCTGAAATTGTCCAGCCACTCGACGGGCCAATCGGATGCGCCGGCAGCTTGGTAGGCAGCGGCGCACAGACCGCGCAGTGAGCGCACTTCGGCGGCGAGGGTTGCGAGGGCAATATCCAGTCCACGCGCATCTGGCGTCTCCGCCTGCGCTGCCAGCTTTAGCGCCTCATCCACGCTCATCCCTTCACGCGCGCTCATGGCTTGGGTCCTGCGGGTAGGGGCATCCAGTGGGTGGGGCTGACAGTTATGTCATTGACGACTTCCCACAAAACGTCATCAGCAGCGTCGTTTCGCCAGCCGGCAGACGCGACACAGGTTCCGATCTCGGTGCCAGTGACGAGGATGCGTCCGTGTTTAGGCGCGGATTCGATAGGTTGCCACTCCCCGAACGGAGGAGCCTGCGACGACGTAGGAACAACCTGCGGTTGTGACATCTCCCGCAGCACCGCCTCAATGCGCAGGCCGTGTTGGCGGATGAGGTTGGCTGTGGCCGTGATGAACGCGGCATCTGAGTCGCTGCTTGTCGTCGTGATCAGCCAGCCATCCGGCGACTGAACCTCGGGCGGTCCTTCAACGATGTGCCACGGCACGTATTTCCACGGACCGACAGTGGCGTGGTCGCCAAGCTCAATACAAGCCCTCAGCGCATTCAACATCTCTTCATTCATGGCAAGACCTCTATAGAAATAACTGTTGCGTCTTGATAGGATTCTTCCCACCCGGGAGTGTTCTTATACTCTTCCATGGCCTTTTCAGCCCCCTCACGAGTTTGATGTAGGCTAATGACACCGAAAGCGCTCTCATAGATGTTTGGACAAAACTCAAACGCATAGACGATCAGGGTCTTGCTCACTTCCCTTCTCCTTCATACATAGCGTCATTGTACAGCCATTGACTAGGAATGCAAGACAATCCATCAGACCAATCGAGCTTGTAGCATGTAGCACCACGCTTCTTGTCTTCCAATACAATCAATTGCGGGGCTTCTGGCGTCTTCGACTGTTCGGCTTGTCGTGCATTGTGCAATGCTCGTAGTGAGGATGTCACCGCCCAGCCCCACACGGTCAATACTGCACACAAGAGTAAAAAAGCCACTTTGTCCTTGCTCATCCTACACCCGCTCTCGCTCAGCAAGCCATGCTTCAGCAGCGGCTAGGGCTTCGCCCCATGTTTCTCCGTCGTCCTGTTTTATCTGGGCAATTTGTGCGTATCCACAAGCTGATGCTGTAGCCTCACATTGTAGAACGTAAGGCGCTGAGCCTTGGGAAGGGAGGCGGTGGTTAGGCCGCAGATAAGAGTAAGCTAATCCAATCAGACAATCCGGCTCCCCTGTCACTGGGTGGTTGTAGTGACATCCTATGTTGTTAGGAGAATCAGGCCAAGGCTTATGTTCATAAACAAACCCCTCCCCCCGCTCCTCCACAGCCCGCTTGATTGCCCCACGCATTTCTTCCAATGTAATGAGGTCACTGGAAGGGGATGATTCAGATATAGTATTCATTAGTAATATCCTTTATGTAAAAGCAAAGCGAAGCTTTGCATTAAAGAGATTAGAGCTAGTGTTTAAGAGCAAGAGCGTTTGTTAAGAGCAACATCAAGAGCGAAGCTCTAGGCTTAGAAGCTGTGTAAGAGCGTTGAAGAGCAACAGCTAAGAGCAAGAGCCTTGAAGTATTGTACCATCTACCCTTTAAAGCTTACAGCCTCTTGGGGTGTGTTGTCAAGAGCTTTGGCTGCCTACGGCTGTTCTGTTGGCTCCTGTTCAGCTTCAAGGGCCAGACGCTCCGTGATCAATCCAACAGCTACAAGGGCTTCCCCGCTGAAGATCATGATGCTCGTCACACCCCCGTTCTTTGCCTCAATCATGAAATTGTTAAGGGGTGTAAGGAAGACAGACACTTCCCGATTGTCATCTAGCTTCACTGTGTAGCCTTTCATTTCATTCATCCTTCGTTAATTAACAAGCTTGACAGGGGTGAGACGCTCGATAGAGCGATGAGCGTAGCGAATTATCCCCAGTCAGATATTCCAACAATAAGCAACAAGACAATAACAGCCAGCAAGAGCAAGGGCCATGAGCGTTTCATTCTTCATTCTCCAATGAGTTGAGAATAGTACACAGCCATTCAGCATCTGACTCAAGATCAGCCTTAAACACCACTATATTATCAGTCACTACCCACCACTTCCATGGAGCTTGCTCGTTTGTATCGGTGTCATAGTCATATCTCCAATCTCTCTTGTCCATCCTGTCCTCTCTTAGTTGTTTGAATGGCTGTAGAGCTGCCGAGCGTCAGCGAGGGACAGGCCCTCAAGCCGCCTGTAAGGCTCTACAGCACGTTATCTCTGTCTACCCTAGACCACCCTACCGAGTTAGTCACCTAACGTCCTCTGAGAGCCTTAGAACGGCCCCTTACCACTGATGAACCTCCAACTCTCCTCCACTACTACCCACACCATCCCCACGACAAGCACAAGCATGACAATGCACAGGGCTTTCTCAACGGAAGAGAGGGATTGTATTGCTGTTATAATGCTGTTAATCATTGTCTGGCTCCCTTCACGCGCGCTCATGGGCTATCTCCCGTTGACTCTGAATATTTTCCAACTTTGATCGCTAATAGACCCATGCATCGCTGGCACCCTCTCTAAGCCTGAACATGATACAGATGCGAGGAAATGCCATTGATCCCGTTTCGTATTTAACCAAGGCTTTTCCTCCTTGCACCAAAGCGTGCAACGTATTGAGCGATTCTTGCATCTCATAGGCACTCCTCCACTCTGACGAGAGTTTTGATAAAGCGCGGGATTGAGCAGGCGACAATTTCATTTCGTATAATCCTGAGTTTAATCGACTGTCCGAAAACGGACACCAGTTGCACAGGGGTGCTACGCGAGCGAAGCGAGCTACCCCAGCCAGATATACGCCCCTATTACACAGCCCCATTTACATAAGAGCCAGAGTAATTGACCTGTGTCTGTATTCATTCGATTATTTCCCGAACGTGGATAATTTCATTCCACCCACCCATAGGCTCTGCACCACAAACCCCGTAAGTATCAAGATTGGAGTTACGAACTAACCAATACTCCCGTGGCTCCGGTTTGATTCTGTAGCTACAAAGGCTCCATTCCCAAGCAGGTATTACACCACCTTCGAGGGTTTCCCAGTCGTTATCGCCCCTGCTGCAAACCTGAATCACTTCCCCATCAACATACGCCTGCATAACAGCAATAGCGGCGAGTGTTTGTTCTTTGTTCATGTCTTTTGCTCCTTCGGATGTTCGATTGAACCTGACAGGGCTTTAGCCCGCCAGAACAGGCTTATTCGCCAGCAGCGTGTCAACAATGGACGCGGGGAATGTCTGGCAGCCAATCTTAATGCTGTCCTTCGTGACAACAGCCGCATAGCTGCCGACAGGGACGCTTACGCTGTCCACACTTCTGCGTGTCCGCACCTTACCGCCTACAGGGACATAATCAATGGTTGAGCAGTTTGTCCATACGTCGCTACCCGAAGACCACTCTACGCTATCACCCACAGCATAAGCGTTTACAATCTGTTTTACGCTCCCAACCTCTACCCACTCACCTTCCCCCACCTTCCCCACAGCATCCTTCAACGCCTGCACAGTGTCCCAGCTATAAAGCTCACCTTGTACACGTACGCCTTCCTTGCTCACTTTAGCCTCGTAGGAGGCATTGAGGGAGAGGGATACGGCTGGCGGAGGAATTGAGATGTCACCGAGGTCATACACAGCGGTCTTGAATGCTGTTCCTAGGTGTGTTTCGGAGCCGTATCGTATACCATCAGTACAACCATCAATATCAAGAGCCTTTGATAGCTTCTTGTGCATCTTGTCAGTGGTGCGTCGAATTGTTTTCGCGTCGGTGCCGCCGAGTGCTTCAGCACACCCCACCCACCCACCAATAGCGCCAAACCAATAATACAAATCCTTCGCTTCAAGCTCTGTCAGCGTTATTGTGTATGTTTTCTCAGTCATGTTGTTTGATTCCTTGATTGGTTGTATTTCATCCCAAACCACTACCCCTGTATTTCCATTATCCCAATTGATTCCATATGCATGAGTGTATTTGTAAGTGATAGTCCCCTCACTGCCAACACCATATCGACCATTCGCACCGATAGGTTTAACACACACAACGCGATCACCCACTTTGTATTGATTGTTCATTTCTTGCTCCTGTTCGTTAAGTGTTTGTTCAGAAGTAATTCTCAGCTTCGATACGTGTAATGAAGAAGTGAATGCCACTTGAGCATTCATCTTGCCAATTCTCATCCCATGCGTCCGGAATGACACGCTCCCCGGCAACATAGCGCGTAGCGTCATCATGGGAGCTAACTCCCACATCAGCCCCGATCACTTCCAGCACATCAGCATATTCAGCACGGCACTTACGTTCGAAGGCATGGCTGCGCTTGGCTTCCTCGGGGATACGCAGCTTGACGATAACACCCCCTTGGCACTTCTTCCAGCCGATTAGGCTCCCTTCCGGCAGGATACGGGTTTGTGCAATGACATAATCGGCGTCTTTTGCACCCTGAAGGTCTGCACCCCGAAGGTATGCACCCCGAAGGTTTGCACCCCGAAGGTATGCACCCTGAAGGTATGCACCCTGAAGGTCTGCACCCCGAAGGTTTGCACCCTGAAGGTTTGCACTCCGAAGGTTTGCACCCCGAAGGTTTGCACCCTGAAGGTTTGCACTCCGAAGGTTTGCACTCCGAAGGTTTGCACCCTGACCAACAGCGGCCTCAAGGCACAGCTTCAGGCTACCACACTGAAGGGAAAACAACACGGAGCCGGTGATGCGATGTTTGATTTCAAATTTCATGACAACATTCTCCTGTTCGTTAACAATTATTTAACAATCATCTGGACAGCCCCTTTATGGGGCGCCAGAATTACAACATAGCTACAACCCTGTCCAGTTCTTCCCTAAGCCTTACATTCTCCGCTTCCAATAGCTTAGCGTTAGCTTCGGCAAGAGAGGCACGCATGAGGGCGTGGGAGAGGGCTGCGGAAGAATCTGTACGCCTCTTGGCAGCGGAGCCGGTAGATTCACACAAGACACGGCCATCTTCACCAAAACCCTGCCATTTTACAATTTTGTTATCTTTGCTCATGAGTTCTCTCCAATTAAGTTCAGCGTGGCCTCAAGATTAAACATAGCCGTTTCAAATTCGTGTCTAATCCGGTCTTCTTCGCGTGTGTTTGGGATTGCATCGCGCATTGCGTTAAATTCCGACACTGCTTCCCTGCCAGCAGCGACCAGCCTATCGATTAAGGATTGTGTGTCCATGTGAAGCTCCTTAGAGGGTTGCATTATGCATGACATGCTGGACAGCCCGGAGGGCAGCCAAATCACCGCTTGTGTTAATGTTCATGTCAATTACCCTTTCACTGCATTGGTGTAGATGATGCGCTTGACAATATCGAAAGCCTGCCGGAGCGCCCGTGTCTGTACGTCAAGCCACGATTCGCGGCTATTAGGTGCAAGCTCGCCACCACGCTTGCGCTTAAGCTCGGAGGGAGCACAAAGACGTTCGGCAATGTCCGTGTCATAAATGAGCGCACAGCCACCTTCGGAATACTGGCGGGCATCCTGCGCACCGTTCAACACGTCATCAATAGATGTAACTTCATCAACCTCGATATACTCCAAGGCTTCAACAGCGTACAGGATAACGCCCTTGTCCCATGCGGAGCGAGTCTTGCGGGCTTCCAACTTGTCGATGATGGCTTGCTTGTTCATGGCTTAGTTATCCTTTCAGTTTGTCAAAGACGGACCCGTAGGCCACTACATCACGCTTCAAGACGTTTGCATCATCACAAGTGAACGCGATGCCATTCTCACGGCAAGCGCTGCCAAGATAGGCCCAGCGATCTCCAAGCGGCAAGGTGTCAGCCACGGCGTTGAATGCCTCCGCTTCCGGGTGGCTGCCATACCCATACTGGAATGGCATACGGGCAATCTCCACGCCGTCAGCGTAAACACGGCCTGAGAAATAGCTATTGCCGTTGATACGGTCACGCCAACGCTTAATGGACAGGTGAATCGACTTGGGCTTGGTGTTCATGACTAGCTCTCCGTTGTGTGTGTGTTCCTACAGCACCCATATTACAGCCACTATCTAGCATGTCAAGCGTCTTGCGTGTGTTTGTCTCTAGGACTTTGAGACGCAAAATGCACGACTAGGCTTTATTGGCACAGCTGTTACATAGCTGGGATATGTCTACGCTTTGCTGTTCTTTCGACACGGCAAGGGGGATAGGCTTATGCAATGGACATGAAAAAGGCCCCGAAGGGCCTAGTCCATGTAGGGTGTCCATCCCTTCAGGTCGTGATAGCACGAGCGTTTAGTATCCTCTTCAGCAACATAATGCATGCCGCTATCTGATTTCATGACGACACAAGGGATTAAGTCCCCATTGTATAACCATCCCCGGAATCTGTAGCCCTCCGTATTGGGTACATCGGCAAGGCCATAATAAAAGCGAATTTCACGATAGCGCATAGCAGTGCCATCCTTTCTTCAGTAGGTTGTTCAGCTTGTGTTTAGTGGTCGTCGCTGTCGCGTAGTGCTCACCCGTGACTGGACACCAGCATGCCCACACGATGCGATAGGGGAAATACGCCTTCAGGCGCAGCATGTCTTTGTTCAGGCTTTCTATCACTTCATCAGGGGCTTGCACGTGTGTCTCCCGTTGTGTGACGCCATCCTACACCCTCACAATCGCTTGTCAAGCCTTTTCGATGTGTCGTGCAAAATGCGTCTCACAGACTTTGAGACGGACAGGCCAGCGGCCAGCCAAAAACGCTTGACACATAGGAAAGGATAGGGGATAGTGACGCTACACACAACGGGAGTAGGACATGCGCAAGATCGAACAAGACATGCTGGAAGCCATCTCAACCCGAAAGAGCTGGACAGGTGCAAATACAAGCGTATTCATCGAGACATGCGGCAACCCTTTTGGGACACGGGCAGAGGTGTATTTGCATGGCAAGCACATCGCTACGCATTGGTATGGCGATGGTGTAGTAAGTGATGACCCCATGTACACTGGGAGCCGTGAAGAATCAACGGATGTAGAGGTGGACACATTTCGCCGCTGGCCGACAACGACGACACGCTCGCGCCTTCGTGCCCTTGGTATTAATGCTTCGATCAAGCAAGGACAAGCGTGTATTGACGGCGTTCCAGTTTGACAGGCCACAAGCACACACTCTAAGGCCCTTCGGGGCCTTTTCTTTTGCCTATTGCTAATAGGTGTTCCTATTGAGCAGATCAATCGCTCACTAATCTGTTGTATTTATGCAACATCAGCTTGACAGCCGAGCCGAAGGCGACGCGCCAGACATGCTCAAATGACATAAGACACATAGAGTAGATAGACATGGAGGGGCATTGTAGGGTTAGGGTTTGTTATCCCCTTCAGGATAGTGACCATTACCCTCGTTGGGATAGGGCCTTCTAGTGGTGTGGGGATATCCCCCCCTAAACATATCCTCTTGTCTCCTTTCCAGCATTCCCCACACATTCCCATGCCCACATGTATACAATTAGAGCCTTCCACAAAAAGTAGAATGGCTCAACCACGCCGAATTATGCGGTTTTCCACCCTAGCGAAACACCCGAGCCGAAGGCGAGATAACTTCACTATCCCCAATTCCCCACAGATTCCTTTGTACGCATTGTGAACATGTTAAGATGTATAAGCTATTGATTGTGATATAGATAGTGCATTGTATGTGTGTATGAGTGTGTACATGTAGCAGTGTGTAATGGTGTAGATGTGGAGTGAGAGTCGAGACAGAGACAGCATGCCGAAGGCATTCGTTATAAGCTCTTACTGCTGTGAACACAGATAGACCCTCCTCCGTACCTGCATTCGATCTTGCTCTTGCTCTTGCTCTTAAGTAGGTGGTCCCCGCCTATATCTCTAAATATCCATAAATTACATATACATAAATGTTAAAACACCTTTTTGCTAGTCGCGCCAGCGACACATAAAGCCTTGACACCGGAAAGGCTTTATGCTACCCTTGTCCGGCCAATAACGGCACAACAGACGGACAAGCAAATGATTACGACAGATAGGTTGTTTGGGGAGAAAGTGATTGTTCCCCCAAGTGCAGAAAGAGTGGCAGAGGGGCGAGAGAAAGGGGAGGTATACGCGCTGTTCAAGAGTATACCGTTCGATGAGATCACTGCTCCTGATATCTACGAAAAGACCAAGATTGCTCTGAATCTGTGGCATCAGGCTAACAGACGAGAAGCTCTTATTATTGCCTTTGAAGGCGATAGGGTGCTGTGCCGTCTTGGAAACAAGCTTGAGTGGTTTCATATAAGCGCAGTGGAGTTGCTCGAAACAAGTTTCTCGTTCGTGGCTGAGGCTTCGCCCCTGTCAAACTGATGACTACGCTACCCGAACGAAGTGAGGAAGGAGCAACGCGACTACCCTTCCTTTCTACAAAGACCCAAGAGCAGCTTGCTGCGACAACTCCGAAAGAACGCAAGAAACCCGGTAAACCCTCCAAATACACCCCCCACGAGCTACGCCTATCCAACATGTACCGCTGGCATTGCAATTGGTTCAGGAGGAAGGGGCAGGAGGGCTATGAAGGTTTGAAGGTGGAGATGACAAAGGAAGAATGGATGATGATGTGGCAAGAACTGATTCCAAAGCTCCCCATAGACTTCCCCCTCCACGGCCTGAAGCATTTGAACAATCCTTATGTGGAGCACATCCCCGCTTGGATGCTAAGGAGCAACAAGGCCCTCAGACGCTCTCAGGAGACGATTGAGGCTCTAAGGGCTACAGGGGGAGCGCCTAATGGGAGAAACGCCGCTATAGAGGCGTACAGGAGGTCTCAGGGCAAGGCAGAAGCCAGAGCGAGGTGGAAAGAAGAGCAAGTGTTGACACCAGCTTTCAAGCTACAGCTCAGGAAGATAGACATTCACAAGCCATTCAGGCTGGATAATGTTAAGCTTGTATGTGTGGAGATAGGGGACAAGAGGATAGAGATGGGGGAGGAGAGACGTATTATTGAATTATGGAGATTGTAGTGAACCAGCTAAGAGAGGGAGTTGAGAGAGTGCGGGAGTGCTTGATGTTTGTGGGCTACTACGCCCCAAACACACTTCATGACAAACCTGTGGAAGGGTCTGAGAAGCGGTGGTGCTGTATCAACAAGAAGGGGGAGTTTAGGGCTTATGAAGACGAAGGGAAGGCTGTTAAGTGGCTAAACACAAAATGAATCTGAAAGACTATTTACTATTGGAATTGGAGTGGTGGAAATCAGCCCCCATCCCCTACGAAGAAAGCCCCTTGTCAGACAAGCTGCATTGGGCAGAGAAGTTTTTATCTCAACAAGATAGAGAAGTAGTGGAGTTAATCAGGCAGGTGCGAGATGCAGCCGTAGCTTACAAAGATAAACACAACATGAACGAACAGGAAAGGTTATGATTGATTTGATTGAAGATGGTACATTCGTCAGGTGGCCTAAGACGCACTTGCTAAATAACAGGGTTAGGGGCCATTGTCGTAGGCTAGGCCGTAAAGAAGTCAAGGGGGAGAGTCCTTACAATCGTTGGATTAAGAAAGAGAGAGAATACAGCAAGTGGTTTAACAATAGGTTTGCTATAGGTCCAGACGTACAGTTTGGATTTGTTTCGTCTATTCGTTTTCATTATCTCCCAGAACTACAGCCGTTCGCGGCAATTAACAACACATAGGAGAACACATGAAATACAGCCCCCTCAAAGACACATTCGACATGCGTAGCCACAGCGGAGCGCCAGAGATTGCCTCTTCTGTCGTAGGTATGAATGTAAACGACTTGAAGGACTTCTGTGAAGAATACATGATTGACGTACGTTATGTGAAGGGTGAGCGAAGCGAACGAGAGCTTTTCGCTTCTGGTGGACAGCCTAGAGTGGTGACTAGGGACTATCGTACAGAGAGGCTTAATGTGGAAGTGGAGGGTGGGGTGGTGACAGGAGCGTATTATGAGTAGCCAACAATACCCTAAATGGGTTGAGGAGTTTCTGTGGAGCTACCTCCTAGAAAAGAGCGACGAGATTAACAAGCAGTTTGGCATTGAGCCAGATTCACAAGAGCAAGCGAACATTGATGTAGGGTTGTGGGGTGTTGTCCCTGCACAACAGAATGTTAAAACAATGTTAATTGACACAGGAGAACAAGAGCAATGAATGACATATTTCGAGAGATGATACACTACCTACATCCCAAGACCTTGAATGTCTCAGGGCTTAGGGACTTCCTTGATGAAGTGGAGACAGAGAATAAGCGCCTTGGGTGGGAGGCCGTCATTGAGGAAGGGGATGAGGATACAAGCTTCAAGGCGGCATGGTACAAAGAGCGAGAGTTGACGGACGAAGAACAGGCCAAGAGGGACGAGTTTTGGAAAGTCCTAGGTCCACTTGTCAGAGGCGTGCCTATTCCAGATAACACGGGGGAATTACTCAGCTTCAGACGGTTGAAGCCTCTAGCCTGACACAGGAGGATAGGAATGTTTAGTTGGATTAAAGACAAGTGGGAGAGGCTATTCAAGCGGGGGTTCTACGCCAAGCGTCGATTCTCTCCGACGGAAATACAGGCGATGACGGATTACGTAACCCTAGGGACAGGCATATTGAAAGGCCCACAGAAACACCCCCAGAAGTCCATGAAATGACCCACCCTAGGCTACCCTAGCGGGTCACCTGAGATACGGCGTTCTAGCATCGTTTCTTACGTCAAAACATAGGAGAGAATAGATGGTGGTCAGCAAGTCAGGGATGGGAATGAAGAAGCATGGCCGTTCAGGTGTTGCTCCTAAATCCCCGAAGCTTCGGCACACGCTTCTGAGAGAAGCCAATCAGGATAGGCCCGCGAAGCCGAAGACTGAGATGTTCTCATCGGTTCAAGACCTGATGAACAAGAAGCCTTAAATGTTACAATGTAACACTCTCAAGCACACAAACACGCTCCAAACAACCAAAGACATAGAAATATGTTCCCTTGAGAAACAAGGGGATAGAGGGACAGAAGCAAATAATGCTTGACACACAGGAAATCTGTGGTATACTTCTTGGTGTTGGATTGTATAATACTCTTGTAAAGCTCTTGCTCTTTAAGCTCTTAACTAGCTTTTAATCTTCTAAAATCAAGCTCTTAGCTTTTGATCTTGCTCTTAAACATGCTTTTCTAAGCTCTTAAATCTAAAGCTCTTGCTCTTAATGCTCTTAGTTTAGAGCTTACGCTCTAGAGAATACTTAAAGAATACTATATGTGGATGAAGGTCAAGAGTGTGTGTGAAAAGCAAGAGCCAATGCGTCGAACAGCCGAAGGCGAAGCTCTTGACCTTCTATTCTTGGTGGCCTGTGTCGTCTACGACACAAACAGCATATATGGCGATGTTGCGTAAATACAACACATCCGTAGAGGTTCTATGAAAAAGCATTGGTTGTTTGAATACCTACCTGCTGGTGAAGGGGAACGTGATCGAAAGTTCTATGGAACGGAGGAAGAGGCTGATGCTTATTTCCTTGAGCACGTGGTCTGTGGAATGTGCCGAGAAGAAACTAGGTTGGGATACAGTTTATGTGAATTAGAGGACGGCAGTTTCTATAAATTCCCAACTGAAAACGTATGGGGTACAGGCTGTGGATGTGAATGGGAGTTGGTGGAAGATCCCAACCCAACAGGGCTTTAGCCCGCCAGAAACATACAACAAACAGAGGATGTGATGAAATACTACCATATCGTAATTTGCACCGTGAATGAAATAACTTGTATCTTAGGCATTTACGCAGATTTGGGGCCAGCAGAAGAACGGGCAAAATCGGCAGTGGGGGTTGATAATGTCAGAATCGAGCGGTGGGCAGAAAGCTGTGCCATTTTCTCCCGATGAGCCCGGCAGGCACCGCCGCCAATGCTCCCTGAACATCAACATCTAGCCTTCACACTGAAAGGCCCCCTCTCTGAAATCCTAGCCCTCTGTCTAGGCACCCCCGGCATCACCCTCTCCTACCCCCAATGGGAGGATACATACGAGCGTACAGACCTCCCACAACTGGACATCCCCCATTACAAACATCTTGGACAGAAACATGCCCTTTCGTCTGTCTATCACTCTACCCTCCGGGACTACAACCCCATAGCCAAATACAACCACCTCGTAGAACAGCGTGTAAGCCCCTCTGTGGCCTCCGGGCTTCTCCCCCTAGGCACCCTAGCCTCTGTGGACGTTAGCGCCCTACAGAGCG